ATGATTTTGTTCAAAGAAAAGATCAATCAGATCACGGTAACCGCTGTCCTTGACAAGCGATATCCAAGAAAGAACGGTCTCTATCCCGTAAGGATTCAGATAGTTTACAAAAGGGTGCAGAAATATTACAACACCGGCAAAGAACTAAGTATTTCGGACTGGGAAAGACTGCCATCCACAAGAAACTCGGATTTGGTAAAAATCCGGAACTCTATAAAAAAGACCTTTGACAGCATATACCGATCCGTAGATGAACTGACATCCAAAGATCAATTCTCCTTTGTTCAATTAGAAATAATCCGAGGTCTCAATACAGGGCAGACCTTAAATGCAGCTATCAAGCAAAGGATGGAGTCGCTGAAAAAGGAGAATAGAATAGGGACAATGCGTTATTATCGGGATTGTTTAGCATCGATCGAAAAATTCACCACTAAAGAAGTTGCTTATGAAGATATTACAGAAGAATGGCTGAAAAAGTTTGAGAGCTTCATGCTGAAGCGAGGACTCAGTTATTCTTCAATCGGGATGCGTATGCGGGGCATACGCACGGAACTAAATGCCGCCAAGAAAAAAGGATATATAAAAGACTTTCGATATCCTTTCGGAAAAGGCAAATATGAGATTCCCACGGCAGAAGGGGTAAAAAAAGCGCTCACGTTAGAGAATATCGCCCGAATTGTTAAATATGATGACGGCAATGAAACAACATCCAGATATAGAGATATCTGGTTTTTTATCTACCTCTGCAATGGAATTAATGTCGCAGACCTCGTAAACTTGAAGTTCTCAGATATAGTCGACGGGGAGATTCGTTTTATGAGAAAAAAGACAATACGGACATCGAAAGTAAAAAAGGTAATTTGTGTGCCGCTAACCGCAGAAATGAGTAAAATTATAAAGAAGTGGGGCAATAAGGCCGTGCCAAGTAATTATATCTTTCCGTTAGTACATCATTATGCCGACCCTGTTCACCATGACAAAGAAGTTGCAGATGTGATAAAACGCATAAATAATCGGATGAAACTCATTGGAAAGAATCTTGGCATTGGGAGAATCACGACATATACCGCAAGGCATTCCTTCGCCACGGTATTGAAGCGTAGTGGAGCTAATATTGCCTATATATCCGAGTCCTTGGGGCATAACGACCTTAAAACGACTGAAAGTTATTTGGCGTCATTTGAAAAAGACGAACGAATAAAGAATGCTGCCCTATTGACAAATTTTTCGAGTTAGGAGAAATTCGCGCGGCTAAGCCTTACAAGCCGAATGTTTCGTTAATTAGATGATTGCACAGTTTGTTAATTTAGATTTACTATTAAGATCGAACAAAAAAATTAACAACCATGGATAAAATAATCATCACTACCCCGGAAGAACTCAAAAACTTGATTTGCGATGCAATAGAACCATATTTTCATAATATTGACCAGCCTCAATCCTTGCCAGATCAGCTTACTTTAGATCAGGCAGTGGCTTTTCTTAATGATTGTGGTTTTCCGACTTCTAAAACCAAAATCTATCGTCTTACTTCAGAAAATAAAATGCCATATAAAAAATTCGGCAACAGACTGGTATTTTCCAAAGCACTTTTGCTGGATTGGGCCATAAAACGCACAAAAGATATGAATTCCGATATTTAGACGAACTAGGAAGGAGTATGTACAAATACGGGAATTGAATGCTGTATCCATATATGTTGTAATCTATTAAGTTGTTTACAGCAATAAAATGCTTGGAAAAATTGCATATTCAGTAAACCCTTACACTAGTAGGCAGGCTATACTTATGTAGTTTCGGTTGTATGTCTCAATCGCATAAGGTTAATATACTAAAAAAACAGTGCGCTATGTTTACTATTACACTCAAGGGAAAGCCGGATAAGAACCGTCCGGACTTTGCCAAGATCACAATGGTCATCTACCGGCCCGGCTACAACCGCGTGCCCAAAATCTTGCCCGTAACGGGCCTCTACAAACACTGGGATCAGTCCCAGCAACGTTTCAAGCCCAAGACGGAAAACGCAGCGGCCAACAACGCCCTTCTCGCCTCCACCGTAAATAAGTACCTTCAGGTCGGTAATGCGTGGGACGACCAGCAAGTCCGCTGGACACCGAAAGAACTGTCCCACTACTACGACAAGCCGCGGGAAGTCATGCTTCGGGAGACGGTCGTCCCGACCGTAGAGCAGGTTTACCGGAAATGGATCGGCGATATTCGGGAGACCAAGAAGATGAAAAACGGACATGAAGTTCCCTGCGAGGCTTACGCCAAGGCTAACGAGCGCATTCTCGACTTCCTGACACGGTTCGTCAAAGAAAAATACGACCGGGCGTTCTCCAATCTGGAGTTCACGGACATTACCGAACAGTTCCTCAAGGATTATGTGTTCTATATCGAATCCGAGGGGGCAAAGAAGGGCAATCGCGGCGGTTTACGAGGGAAGCTACACTCGCTCTACCAAGTGGTCAAGAAAGCAGAGAAAAAGGGCATTCCGGGGGCTGATGTCGATGCATTCGTCTGCACGAACGAAAAGTTCCGTGAACAGGAACATGAACCCAGTACGATTTCGCTCACACTACTGAAGGCAATGGAGTCCATGGATCGCAGCCTAATATCAGAAAAAGAGAGCTACTACCTCGACTTATTCCTGTTCTGCTTCTACTGTGGTGGTATTGCTCCAATCGATGCCGCCTATCTGACATGGCCCTGTATCGACATGAAAAAACGCAAGATTACCTACGAGCGTATTAAAACCCCGAAAAAAGGAAGACCTCCATTCGTGCCCCGCGCAGAAAAAATCGCGGCCAAATACAAGGACCGATGTTATGCGGACTATGTTCTGCCGATCTTCGGAAAACAGCACGACACGCACGAGAAAAAGAAAAACCGAATGGGCTATATGTGCGATTTGGTCAATGCCGCCCTGCGGCGTATCGTGGGCATTCTGGGGTTCGACGAAGAGATTACATGGTATTCGGCACGAGGTACTTACATCACCATGATGGTCGATAAGAAATACCCTCCGGGAGTCGTCGCCGAACACTCCGGCAACAGCATCATCACCATCTATAAATTCTATTGGAAGAACCAAAGCGAGAGCGATATCATCTCCGAACTGTGCGAGGAATTCTCCGATTAAACATTTTTTGCGTATCTTTGAACCATTCTTTGAAAATAATAACTCTCATAAAGTAACGAACATGGAAGAATTACTGAAAAACATCGACGAGCAGATCGCCGCATTCCAGACTGACTCGAAACTTCAGCAGGAGAAGGGCAACAATTAGGTAAACACTATTATAATGTAAAGAAGCGGTTGGAATATATTATGTTCCAGCCGCTTCCTAATTATTTTCTTTACATAATTATTTGTAGCTTTAGTAAATTCTAAATCTACAAGTTATGTGTAAAACGAATAAATCCATCTCGGAAATTATCGATGCATATCGATGTGAATTGATTGACAGAGGTTATAGTCAGGGAACTTTTTATGATTATTCGAAAATCTGTCGTATCATACAAAAATGGTGGGATAAAAAAGGTCTTAAAGAATTTAACGAAGAAAATGCCTTCCAATTTTGTGACGAATTTATAGGGACACGTTATCTGGCCCCATCTTTAACATCAGAACAGAGGCGTAAACTGCGGGTTATTCGAATGCTTCTGTCGATATATAGAGATGAAGATTTCGAAAATTATACACCCTCTCACCAAAAAATTTTTAAGACAAAACTTGGTGATGTCTTTTATCCGTATATCGACTGGTGCATATCGACACTCAAATTCACACCGTCCACAGTGGAAACCCACAAACGGGTTGCAACTAAATTCGATTCTTTTTTATGGGCACGAGGAGTTAATTTGGCGGAAGTCTCATCATCGCTTTTTGAAGATTTTATTACGTCCGAATCAAAATCCAACCGAGTAAGGTACAAAGGCGTTCTTCGCAACATTTACCGATACCTGTATGAAACAGGTATTACGAAAGGGGATTTATCAATATTCATACTCAAAGAGCCTTATATTCGTGCTGCATCAAAGCTGCCTACAACATATACCGAAGAAGAAATTAAAAATCTAATCTCATCCGTTGACAGAAGTACACCGTTGGGGAAACGGAATTATCTTATTTTACTATTGGCTTCAGAATATGGTATGAGAGCATCGGATATCCGGAGTTTGAGTTTGAAACACATCGATTGGGAATCGAACACGATATTGTTTAACCAACAAAAAACAGATATTCCGGTTTCTTATCCTCTTATTCCGTCTATCGGTAATGCCATTATTGAATATTTGAAATACGGACGGCCTCCGGGTGGAGATGATGTGATTATTGTACGACATGACTCTAAACGTAAAGGGTTACGGCTTTCATCCGGCGGGATTTATTCCATAGTGGAAGGCGCTTTTAAGAATTCGAATATTTCGAATTGGCAGAAAAAGAAACATGGTCCTCATTCTCTTCGGCATAGCTTTGCTTCAAATCTGTTAAAGCATGGAGCTGGATACTATATAATCAGTATGACCATGGGGCACAGTTATGCTGAAACAACCAAAACATATTTGCAAATCGACTTTGACCAATTAAGAAAATGCAGTTTACAGATTCCAGTTGTACGCAGTATCTATTATAACCATATGGCATATTAAGGAAAGGAGGTGGCATATGGGTAGACCTAATTATTATTCAGCCTTTGCAGAACATATTTCCAAGTTCTTAGATTATAGAGAGAATAGCGGGATAAAATATATGTATCCGGATTATGTGCATCTCAAGAACCTCGATAACTTCTTTATCCAAGAAGGAATTACGAACATCTCTTTTTCCAGAGATCAAGCCGTCAAATGGAAACAACAACTTGAGAATGAATCAAAAAGCACACAATATGACAGAATTAATATAACAAAACGATTTTTTGAATATCTGTTCATACAAGGATTTCCGGTATTCCAATTTAAAGACATCAAACACCCTAAATCAAAATTCACTCCTCATATTTATACGGACGAAGAAATTGAAAAATATTTCGTTGCATTGGATCGATATGAACCGATAAAAAATAGAAAGCATAAGATCCAATTACCTGTATTATTCAGAATTATGTTATGCTGTGGAACACGTATGACCGAAACGATAAAGATTCAGAAAAAGGATGTCGATTTAGATGCAGGTATCATAAAATTATCCGAGACTAAAAACTCAAAACAGCGTTATGTGGTTATGTCCGACAGTTTAATAGAACTTATGAGAGCATTTGCCGACAAAACGTTCTACGCTTTATTGGATGATGACTATATATTCTCCTCTTTATACGGCAAGAATATTTCTGCTTCAACAGTTGCGGCAATACATCACGATATTCTTCGGCATGCAGGCATACCGAATAGAGGTAGTGGACGATACGGAAAACGAGTGCATGATTGGCGCCACACTTTTGCCGTAAAGTCTTTTAAACAACTTATTGATTCAGGGATGGATATGTATGCTGCTTTGCCAATTATGTCTGTTTACCTGGGACATGACAGCATCTATGCTACGGAAGGTTATCTGAGATTGACTATCAGCATGTATCCATATCTCAAGGAAAAATTCGAAAAAAATCTTGATGAAATATTTGAAAAATAGCTAATATGAAACGAACTGATTTTGCCGGTGCGCTTTACCGTTATTTCCGTGATTATTTAGTTAATGATCGAGGTTGTTCTGCACGTACAATAGAAACATATCGCTATGCTTTTATACAATTTATTGACTACATGGAAAATCACCTTAATATACGACCGGAGAAAATAGAACTAACGCATATCAATGTTCAAAATCTGCAATCATTTCTCTTGTGGCTGGAGCGCGAAAAGAAAGTATCAACGTCTACACGTAACCAGCGGCTCGCTGCTTTTAAGAGTTTCTCTTCTTTTTTGAAGTACGATCTTCCTGAATGCCTTGATAATGTAATACAAATTCAGAATATTAAAATGAAAAAATCTTTTGTTAAAGACGTATCTTATCTTAAACCGGAGGGGATTAAACTGTTACTATCTCAGATAGATAGGTCTTCGTACAAAGGGAAAAGAGATTATGCAATGTTCTCATTGTTGTATGCAACAGGCATCAGAGTTAGTGAATTAATCAAAATAAGGGGACGGGATATTTCAATGAGTTCTCCAAAGCATATAACTATACATGGAAAGGGAAATAAAATAAGGCATGTGCCAATCGTACAGCACTTGGCATCTATTCTTGAAAAATACTTGGAAGAAAGCCGATCCATGCTCCCGCAAAATCTGGATAAACCAATTTTTGTAAATCATTCGGATGAAATGTTTACAAGACAAGGGATCAATCATTTACTAACAAAATATGCGAATAAAGCGAGGACGGTGAATTCATCTCTCATCCCAAAGGATTGCAGCCCTCATAAGATCAGACATTCTACTGCAATGGCTATGGTTGAGAATGGAACGGATCTAATCGTTATACGGGATTTTTTAGGTCACTCCAGTATTCAAACAACTGAAATATATGCAAGATTATCCGCTTCTCGTCGAATAAAAGCTATTGAAGCGGCCAGTAAAGAAATTGTTCCACCAGAAGATGCTATTTGGGTAAACAACACATCTATTAAAGAGTGGTTGAAATCCATGACAAATCCTAAAATTATGTAAAGAAAATAATTAGGAAGCGGCTGGAACATAATATATTCCAACCGCTTCTTTACATTATAATAGTGTTTACCTAATTGTTGTTATGTCAATATTTACATAACAACAAGGCAGCAGGTACGCGCGCACGGAAAGCCTCGCTTGCATTGGAGAAACTGCTCAAAGAGTTCCGCAAAGTATCTCTGGAGGCCGGAAAATAAGCCGATCGACAGCAATCAAAAAGGCGTGAACCGATTCACGCCTTTTTTTTGTGCCTATGCCGGAGTTTCTTCCGAATAGGGCCTCCGCTTACACGATTCATCGTACTGCGCAACGGTCAATGTGAAATCGGTCATATCCACATCCTGTATCTTGCGCCACCAGTGGCGGAACGACAGTCCGGTGTCCGAAGACGGACGTTTGGTCTTGCACATCCTGACGACGGCCTCCGGTAGAATGTTGGTGAGCCGGGCCGCTGTTTCCGTAGTCGGACAGATGGCCGCCAGAGCTCCGTCGGCATCGAAGACCAGCACTTTCATTACCTTCGGGCCGCGCTTGCGTCTGCGCCAGTTGGGATCGGTCGTTTTTCCCGGCTTGGCCGACGGTTTCCGGCCTCTGCGTTTGGGTTCGGGTGCCGGAAGTAGTCTTCGGGCCATCGATTCCAGCATCGGTTTCGGACGCAGTCCGGACAACCAATAGATCTCTTCGCCGGAAGCCCGGAACGCTACGCTCTGCCGGTTTTCCAACATTTCAGGCAGAAAATGAAACCAGCGCCTTACGTCATTCTTCCTGTCGATAACGATCTCCACGACCAGCTCGTCTCCGGTCTGGAGCTTATCGAGCCGGATGCGGTGCGGCTGCGGCTCTCCACTGCTGCGGCGCTTGCGTAAGATTACCTGTTCTCCGACTACGGCCATGGCTATTGCTCTTTAAGAGACGCCGCGAACTCCTTCGAGGGTTTATAGGCAGGCGCTTCGTGCTCGGGAATTTCGATCATCGTATTCTTACTGATATTGCGGGCTTTCTTTGCCGCTTTCCTCTTGCGGAAGAACGTCCCGAATCCGCGTAACTGGATGGCCATACCTGCCAGAAGCGACTCCTTGATGAGTTTCAGGAACTCCTCGATAATGATTTTGATTTCCGCTTTGCCGATACCGGTACGGTTGGCGATTTCGTTCACCATGTCGGCCTTGGTCATGTTCGGTTGTCTCTGTTTCATGCGTATACGATATTTGATAACTGACGTAAAAATACAAATTAATTGGGCTCTTAATGATTTAAGAATAAAATTAACTTGATCGCAATTAAGACGGTATAATAGCAAACATTCCTATGTCAAACGGTTGCGAACAGATTTAATTGTGCTGTTACATACAATTTGCAAGTATGTTTCATGTAAATATAAATTCGGAGCATGGGGTTTTCGTTTCGGTTTTAGCCCGTCATGTCAGCCACGGATTCTTCCACGGATCGTAATCGGCCTGAAACGTGGCCAACTGCCAGTCCATGACCTCTTGCTTGTCCTCGGCGATCTTGCGCGGTATCTGCGGGTTGATCCGCAGCTTCGAGGCATCGTAAAGCCACTTCATCGAATCCTCGTGATCCTTGACCCGCGTGACGCTGACGTTGTTCGGAGCGATGAGTTTCGTCAGCTCGTAGATCGCCAGCCGCACCATGTGCTTTTTGAGGTTGTAGTTGCGCGGATCGTGCACGACAAGATTCACGCCCATCTGCGGTTCGTCCGAATTGACGTCGATCTCGGGATACCACACCCTCCCGTCATAGACCACATATTCGTGGTCGGAAAGCTCGTAGCTGTTATACTGCAGGTCATAGTCGGCGATCTCGCCCCAATTCGGGGAGTCGGCCGGCGTAAGGTTCGTATCGAACCCTTCGACCGAAGTGACGGCATAGAATGCCCCGTTATGCTCCGCGACCTCCCACAGGCCATATTCTCTCGGCACCCACGGCTTCGGCACGACCTCCAGCCAGCCCGTCGCCATCGGCAGGCAGATATTGCCGAAGTCGTAGCCGTTCTCGGCCAGACACCGGTAACAAAGCCCGTTATAAGCGACCAGATCGCCCGGACGGTAGGTCTTGAACTGGGAGTACGTCGGCGTGTTCTCCACCAGTACGTTCGGATCGGCGGACTCCTCCCAATAGGCGACCGGCGCCGGAGCCTTGTACCCGCTGATGGCGCGCGTCACGGCGCAGATCCGTCCTTCATAGTAAATATGCGCTCCGACCGGGAAAGAGATGCGGCGGTCATACTCGGCGATGTACTTGCCTTTCCAGAGTTCTTTCTCCACCTCGTAGTTCTCGCTCAGATACTCGACGATGCTCATCTCGGCCGACTCCTCGGCTTGCACCATACGTTCGGGGTTGCCGCGCGTGATCTGCGCGAGCGCTTCGGGCGTGATGACGCTCAGATAGTCTTCGTCGTTCAGGAATCTTCGATACATGGTTGTCGTGTAAAAATTTCCATTATACGTTACGCTCAATAGCAAAAGCCCTCGTGCAGCACGGCGGTCGTGAGTACGCCCGTCGCACTGTCCGCTCCGTTCTTGAAACGATACCAGCTGTCCCGCAGGTAAAAGCACAACAGGTAATCGAGGCAGTCGGACAGGTGGCCGTACTTCTCGTATCGGACGCCCGTCTTGCCGTCCGTGACCTTCTTCTTGCTCTTGGAGCCGTCGTCGTTGCGCAGTTGGTAGATCAAATCTTCGGTCAGCTTGCGGCACCGCATATCGATGCGTATCTCCCAGCCGCCGTAGCCGTCGAATACCTGATTGACGAAATCGCAGCGCACGACCTGCGGCGGCTGCTTCTTGAGCAGCTTGAGCTTGGGGCGCAGCACGCCTCCTCCGAGCGTGTCGAGGATCTGGGTGTAGTTGTTCACGCCCTCTTCGCTGGCGGTCGAGCGTTGCAGTCCCGAAGGATCGCCCGTGACGTCCACGCCGCCGATATGCTTGTAGCGGTAGAGCCGCTCGCGAAGCCGGCGGCTCATGGCAGGCGTATTGTTTTCCTTGCTTTCAGGCTTGCCCAACAGTTCTTCGAGGATATAGACCTTCTTGCGGTCGTAATCGATCTGGGCCAGTAGTACGGACATCTGCGGCGCGACGTTGAAATCCCAGACCGTAATCAGGGGCTTCGTCGGATCGTACGCCTCCTCCTTGAGTTTCGAGACCAGATGGCGCTCTCCGTCGAACTTGTTGTAGATCGCCATATCGTTGGCCTCTACGAAATCCCAGTTGCCGAACAGCAGGCGCTCCTTGGTAGCCTGGTCGCTGATCTTGTTCAGCGCGGCCTCGTAGGTCTGGCGGAAGGCGATATCCGGGTTGTCGAAGACCGAGAACGGCACGTAAAACTCGCCCTCTCGCGGCGTCACTTTATTGCCCTCGTCGTCCTGCACGAAGCGCGAACGTATCCAGCTGGTCGTCGGGTTCGTGGTCATCAGCATCTTCGAGACGCCGAGCGTTTCATGCACTTTCCAGCGGATACGCGAGAAGAGCACCTCGATGGCGCGCTGCGAAATTTCCGAGCACTCGTCTACGCCCACCGCACTGACCTCGATGGATCCGAAACGCTCGAAATTGGGATCGCTCGGCAAGTCCGCCATCTCCAGCATAAGGATGATCGAGCCGTTCCAGAACTGGATCGACCCGGCCAGATTATTGATCTTATAGTTCACATCCTCTTGAAGTCCCCAATCCTTGACGATCTTACGGACGGTATTCCACGTAGACTCCTTGAGCGATTTGAGCGTCTTGCGGGCAATGACGGCCCGGAAATCAGCATAGCGCAAGCAGCAGCTCACGAGCCATACCGACATGAGGTATGATTTTCCACCCTGTTTCTGTTCACCGGCGTACGCTACGCGCCGGCCGCTTGCGCCGCTGCATGTTTCCATGCAGGTCAGACTATATCTTCACCCTTCGCGGAAAGGGGTCTCCCATTTCCGGCCGCTTGGCCGTACTCCCTCGCGGGATAGTCGTTGAACCTTCCGGTGTTCCGGCTTGGCTGCTGATCGTCTTCGCCACGACGCGGTCAGAGTTCCCAGCAATTAAGGAGATTGTTGTCAGCACATTGCTGTGCAGGCTGGCAGTGGTGATTTACCAGCAGCCCCGCCGCCCAAAATGAGCTGCGGAATGTTCGAGTTACGACACTTTGTGCAGAAGGGCTTGTATTGCGGATTGCGATTGGAGTCGAATCCCACAAGCTGTTGCTCGATTTTCCCGCCGCACACCGGACATTCGGGTTGGAGCAGTTTCCATAACTCATATTGTTTGGGCGAAGGGTTGAAGTCTATTTTCAGCCCTTCCGGCGGGATGAGTTTATTTCTTGACATCGCTGTACGGATTTAGGTAATACAGACACAGGCCCGCCATCAAGCCCTTCGACGCATAAACATCCATATCATAGAATTTCGATGGTTATATCGCGCCCGTCGCCGATTCTGGCGAGCAGTTCTCTCAATGTAGCCTGCGACTCCTGCACTTTGCCTTTGACCTTGTTGCGGCCTACGACAATGCAGCCGGCCGAGTCGTCGGCCGTATTGCCGGCATGGATGAGAATGCCCAGAAAGTGCGGCACGTCGTGCAGGTACGGGAGCAGCCGCTTAAAGCGCGGGCTGTGCTCCATCGTAACCTTGTATGTTCCGGCTGGAATGGCTGTGCGGGCATAGACTTTTTCGCGGCAGCGGCAGGAATTGCCTCGCGGCGTGTCGGGACAGGCAGGCGGTAGGCTGCGCACCGCATCTTCGAGCGTATCGCAGAAATACGCTCCATCGATGGAGAGCTGCCCTATGGTGTAGTCCGGGCCTTTGAAGATTCGGGTAAGAGTGAGTTTCATCTCTGACGTTCGTTGATTACGTCAAAGAATAGGGTCAAAGGCACGGAAGAGATTGCAGAATTTCAGGTAACGAAACGAAAGATATTCGGTTCCGATAACAAAAAGCCGGAACGTTGCGAGCGTTCCGGCTACGGGGCCATAAAGTAACTACTTCAACGGTAGTCGTATCACGTAATTATGCTATTCTTATTGTAATTCTTACTTGAGTTTGTATTTATGACTCCATATCACGCTTTTAATGAGTATGAAATATTACATCTGAGTGCGTTATTGTTCAAAATGCCATATTTAATCAGTATCTGATATGAATTAAAATTCTTAGGTCAATTTTATGATGATGCGTAATAAAATCGGGCTCTCTGATTTGGAGAATTCAAGATATTTCGGAATTAAAATCCGTAAAATACAAATATTTTTATGTTCAATATATCTCCAATATATTTTTAAATATCGTTTTTTGTATATATTTGCTCTTAGGAGATTACCATAATAACTGGGTGACCATTGAAAATATATTATTAACCTAAATTTAAGCTTTATGAAACGAATCTTACTTTTTGTGTGTTGCGGGCTTCTGCTTAGCTGCCAGAAAGAGTTTGTTAGTTTGCCGTCTGAGTTGCCCCCGACCTCATCTCAAATTATTACCGATGGAATGACTGTACTGGGGCAGCAACTTGAAAATCCCTATTCAGTGGAGAATATGCGCAAAGCTCTGGAAAACCTCTCACCGAAAACCAGAGCCGGAATTACGGACATGGATATTCAGCCTACGCATTATTACGTGAAATTCCATCCTCGCTCAGCTGAAGAGTTGGATATACTCGCGCAGGATTCTACAATTATCTGGTATGAAATTCCGCTGGATTATGAGATTGAGGAATATGGTGGCTATTATCATGATCCTACAATTCCGGATAGCTTGCCCACTTATCAATACGCCTCCATCGAAGTTGCAAAATGGCCAGCCGTAAGTAACATAGGCGTTGAGTATGAAATTCTTTCCGACTTGTTTATTCCCGATGAAGACAAGGATGAAGAAGACGATGACGGAATTATGACCCGTTCCGGTACAAAATGGAATGAAGCGTTGACCGATGCGCTGGTCGAAGAATCCCTGCGCATGACCGGCAATGAAGAAGACGGAGAGTCAGAGCAGCAAACACGTGGGCGCAGTAAATGGAGACCGGCGGGCCGAATTACAGCCTATGATAATATTGTAGGCGGTGCAATTCCGCTTAATTATGTCAGAGTTCGTGCACGCCGTTGGTTTACAACACATATTGGCTATACAAATGCCAATGGATATTATTCCTGCAACGGTCGCTTTAAGCGTCCGGCAAATTACAGCATCGCTTGGGAAACATCTCGCTGGGATATAAGAGATGGAAATATCGTGCAAGCCTATTATAACGGCCCGAAAAAGACAGGGAATTGGGATTTGTATATTTCTGCCAATAAGTCGATTCGTTATGCAACCATACATCGGGCTTTATATCGTTTTTACTATGGCAATACGAATGGACTGAAAAGGCCGACTAATACCCGAAAGGAAAAAATTGCCTACCTTCATAAGAAAGGAAACGGCATAAACGGAGACTATAATAGACAATGGGGCATGGGGGTATGGTCGGATATCCGCATATATGGCCAAGGTAACAACGGCTGGCGAGAAATGTCCGAAGTATTCAGCACAGCATGCCATGAGTTGGGCCATGCTGCTCATTATACCAATAACAGGAATACTTATGGGAAATGCAAAACGAACCTGATCGAAAGTTGGGCACGGTGTGTCCAATATATTCTAACTAATCAAGAATATAAAGAATTAGGGGTATTCAATAAATTGCCGAAAGATCTTGATTTTAATGTATATAATATTCAAGCATGGTATAAAGGTTATTCAAATTATACTCCTTTGTTCATTGATTTGATCGATGATTTCAATCAAAGAACACATCAAGGGAATAATCCCATCTATCCGGATGACGAAATTCATGACATGCCCGTATCAGTCGTTCAAGATATTGTTTTCCGATCGAAGACCTTCTCTGATGTCAAACGACTGCTGTTGGATTATGCGGCGAAGAATAAACATGCCGCGCAATTATATAACTTAACCCCGGAAACAATCAACCGATTATTCACAGTCTATGAAAACTAACAAACCGATTTTCACATTGCTACTGCTTGGCTTCTTCTCTATGCTTTTCAGTTGTGACAAAGAGTATGTATATAGTACGGAAATCCGCATTGAGAATGCCAGTCAGCACGATATCGAAATTATCATGCCTGAAATATGGCTCGACGGAAGCGTTTACCCTGAAAAAATCATATTGCCGAGAGGTCAGATTTTTTCGCATATTATTATAGGTGAAGGAGGTTTTGTCGGAGTTCCCTATTTCCCCAGCATGCAGATTCGATTCGATAATGATGTCTCCATAATGCACGTAGAGTCCGATGGAAATACTTATCACAATTTCTGTAATAAACAGGCATATGCCCGAAGTCAGCCGAAAAAACAATTCGAGGTGTTCACATTCGTATTTACGGATGAAGACTACGAATATGCCAAAAAGCATGCAGATAAAACGGAATAAGTTGCTTTATATCGTTTACAAAAATGATCCTATTTCATGCTTTTGGCATCCCGGAGACAATCAACCGATTATTCACAGTCTATGAAAACTAACAAACCGATTTTCACATTGCTGCTGCTTGGCTGCTTTTCTATGCTTTTCAGTTGTGACATAGATTATCTATATGATACGGAAATCCGCATTGAGAATGCCAGCCAGCACGATATCGAAATAATAGTAGAGAAACCGAGTAGCGAATTTTTAACCGGCTCGATTACGGTAAAAAGCGGCACAACTTTCATAACAAAGCACAGTATCGATGGTGGAAATGGTTTGCCTAATCCAGTTGATGCGCAGATTAACTTCGACGATGGAACCACAATAACTCACCACTGGGCGGATGGCGATACCTACCATAATTTCTGTTCCACAACGGCTTTCGAAAAAAAAATACTGGGAAAAAGGAGTGTGGAATATATCTTCGTATTTACGGACGAAGACTACGAATATGCCAAAAAGCATGCAGATAAAACGGAATAAGTTGCTTTACATCGTTTACAAAAATGATCCTATTTCATGCTTTTGGCATCCCGGAGACAATCAACCGATTATTCACTGTCTATGGATATTAATAAAAGAGTATTCGCCTTGCTTCTCTTTGCTGTTTCAACTATACTCATAGGCTGTACGAAAGATTATAGCTATGCTACTGGTCTGATCATTGAAAACCGTAGCAAACATGCCATCGAGATTACGGTGGAGACAAATCCCGGAGGCGATCGGTTGATTCCGATACCTCTCCGTTTAAAAGACGGAGAGGTATATTCGGGTGGATATTCTACGGAAGGTTCATTTGCTGGCTATCCGAATTTTTAAGTGCCCGAATCAAATTCGATAATGATATCGAAATTGTTCATCGTATCGAAGACGGGAATGCTTACCATAATTTTTGCGATGAAAAGGCGTGTGTTCGAAGTCAGCCGAATAAAGAGCGCGAGGTATTCACATTCGTATTTACGAACGAAGACTACGAATATGCCAGAGAGCATGCAAATAAAACAAAAATATAACAATAATACAAAGCAGCATGTGGATGAACTATTTGCGTCTTGGTAGCATTGTAATGCTTTGCTGTCTGTTATCGGGTTGCGATACTTCTCGCACCGAATATGTGCATCATGGAGAATGGGTCTATCGGAATGAATCCTCATATAAAATCGAGATCAAAGGCGCTATCGTGTCGTGGGCCATACTTGAAACCGCTACGTTTACATTACCTCCGGCCGAAATGCATCGTATTGATTTTTGGTCTGACGGGGATAAACATATTACGCCGGATGCGATCGGGTTTCCATTCATGTATCTTCCGGAGGTTGAGTGTAGCATTACAATAGATGACGCCGAGGCGATCCGATTGGTTCCGGACGAAGGCATCCGGAATAGGAATAATTATCAAGTCGAAAAATTGGGAACCAACGATTTCCGGTTCACCTACGTCTTTACCGACGAAAATGTTGCTGGTCTCACACTGTGAGTTATTTCTTTTAAGGCAGTCGCCAAACAAATGGCGACAGCCTTATACACCTGCTAACAAAATTAAACAATAAAACAAAGCAGTATGCGGATGAACTATTTGTTACTTGGAATTTGCGGAATCAGTAGCATGTTGGTGAGTTGTAACAGAATGTCAAATACTGATTACCGGGCAGATTCGGATTGGGTTTACCTGAATCATTCATCCCACGAATTATACATTGTATTGGGACAAGGAGAATATGATGATTCCGAAACAAATTTCGTGCTCCAGGCAGGTGCGAGCCATACGATAGAATTGAGGTCGTTTGCTACAGCAGATAATTTGCAGACAACAGATTTTAGCTCACCGTATAAGTATCACGGCGCAACGGTTGAAATCGGTACAACAAAATATACAATAGCTCCTAACAAGGGATTTGCAAATGCGAACAATTATCAGGTAGAGAAATTAGGCACCAACTATTTTCGGTTTACCTATGTTTTCACCGATGAAACTATTGCCAGCCAAACACCACAGTGATACATATTCAAAGGCAGTCGCCTGATAAAAGGCGACTGCCTTATACACCGTCTAAAAAATACAACAATGCGCCATGCCGTACAAATATGCCATTTAATATTCGTTTTATGCCTTTTGACCTCAGCGAGAATAGTCCAAGCCCAATATATTCCCGACAAGTCGTATAAAGACGGTAATTTTATGCTTGAAGTTGGAGCGTTCACAAGCACAGATTCTAAAATTCCGTTTATGGGATTCTCCCTGACACCTGTTGGCAGCTATACTTTTAGCAAACATTTGTTTATGGGTGGCGGCATATCGTTCTGCTTTAATACAAGCAATGACTTTTTCAGTATGTCTGTACCCTTGTTTAGTATTCGCTGTTGAAATCAAGAGTTACACCATACATTTTATTGGATATAGGCTTCGATCCGGCATATATTTCTATTGATTATGATATAAGCGAAGATTATATACCCTCACATGGAGACTTATGGATCTATGAAACTCACGGTGGCTTCTATCTTCGGCCCGAATTAGGAGTCTCGCTGCATTTGCGGCGACGCAGAAGCGTAAATTTCGGTATCACCTACTGCCGTCAACGTGGTGATTTTAAACGGATGGAGCGACGGAACGGCAAGATCGAGGCAGTTCCCTATTCCAAGGTTGGAAAATTGACTTTTAGAGGCGGATTTACTTTTTGATGTTAGACCACTTGGATACAAAAACGGCGGACGATTCTGCCGCCATTGCTTCTGCGAACCAAGCAATGATCCTATTTTGCAGCTTACTACGTCCTCTATGTATTGGCAATGTCTTTTCTTTCTTCCGACGATTGAAAGTAAGACCACACGCTTTCCGTCAAGAAAATACAAAGAAATTACGAACACAGCTCACAAAACAAAAAAGCATCAAATGATGGACAATATTCATTTGATGTTTTTATTGTACCCGGAGCCGAACAGCAAGACAGAATCCGAAAAGAAGCACAGACTGCGGGTGGAGTACGGACGGAAACGCCGACGATGACATGACTCGCGGATGAGACGAATGATTTTCTTTTTTCACTAGCCGCTTTTATAAAACTTCCGCCGATAGTTTCTATTTTCTCGAAAAGGTGCGCGAGCATCTAAACCTGCGAATGCAACGTGATGACGAAAAAGAACGAGAGCAGAGACGCTGATTAAATAATGCGGATAGAAAGGGCTATCCGCATTTTGCATAAACTCTATTATTACCGTTCGTTTATTTTGCAATTTCCCAAAAATATTCTATATTTGCATAGAGTTGTTTGATGAATTACAAAGTGCCGCAGTTCAGCACAGTTACATAGTCGCTAAATCGTTACCGACAACCTCCTCTTTTCTGATTTATACTGTCATTCTGACAGATACACCAAAGTTTTTATCCTTTGCAAAAGATAACGAATTTTATGACGATTACGGTATATTCCCCGACAAATAATCGCACTACCTCTTCCTCTCGATCTGGATATATCCCGAATACTTCACTTCCACATAGGGATTAGATCTGGCGGATAGCTATGTTATTATAGAGCGGCTTTTTACAAAAAATAAGGCCGGAGCATTATTCTCTAGCCTTATTTTGCGAAAAGCTCTACTTATTCCTGCAACAATTTCGTATGGGACATATCCTGTACGATAACACCTTGTTCCGTTCGCTCATAAGCCAACACCCAGTGCTTTTCAAATACAGCACAACGATAGCCTAACGCACACCATTTTCTGAATCGGCACAAAGGATGATCCACTTCAACTCCGAATGACTGAATATATGCCAAAAACCTGTCCCGGTAAGCTAAGGCAGCCTCTTCAGACAAGCAAAGGTCATTTTTAAGATAGGCGACCAACTCGCCTAATTTATCCACTACCAGCGCAGATACGATGATATTGCGACTCATTGCTTATACGCTCTGCTGATTTCTTCAGTAAATCGAGCGCCGAATTCGGACAATGACACCGCACCTTCTGCCATTGCCTTATCCCATGCGCTTGTTTTTGCTTGGTTGGAGTCTTTCTCGCCCATAACCGTGACGGATTTGTGATTGCGGATCAAATCCACCAACCATTTCCCTTCGGGAGTATCTTCAATCATAATATGTGTCATAACAGCCGGATGTTAATTTGTCCTTGTGCAAATATAACGAAATTCGGGCCGCCAGTCGTATTTCTCACAAAAAATAATTCCGGAAGCGGATCGACGCCTCCGGAATATCACTTGCGTTTTCTCTTCTCCACCCGGATATACTCCGAATACTTTACCTCCACATAGGGATTGTCGCTCGTAATGACTTGACGGACGCCTTTGACCTTCCATCGCCACCAGAGGAACTTGTGCTTGTACTCGATCACTACGGCCTGATGGAGCGTTACGGGGATGCGTACGTCGGCCCGGAGCGTACTGTCTTCGATAATGCCCTTGAACTCGATATGGGGATTTATCATCTCCACGCTCTTTACCGCCACCCGCACCGTATCGCGTACGATGACCGAATCCCTCACAGGCGCCGTGATCCGTGCCTCGACTTCCATCCGGTGCCGGGCTGCGGCTTCGAGATCTTTAATACGCAGTCCGAGGCGGCGGATCAGCTCGGCGTCCTCGGCGCGGTACTCCTCGAACTCGGCGACCGTCAGGCGCAGCGTCCGCACGTCGAGGGCCATGCGCGCGGAGTCGATCTGGCGGCGTTCGACGTCAGCGAGCAGCGTCTCGGTGTTCTGTCGGTAGCGGTCGCGCTCCCTCTCGAGCCGTGCGGCCCGACGCCAGAGCAGCACCGTCGCAGCGACTGCCAGCGCCAGTGCAACGAGCAGCAGGCGGTTAAACAGCCGTTTCATCGTCGAGTGCATCCTGCGGAATGAACCAAAGATACTCGCCTTGGAAGGCTTTGTCGAGCAGCACCATGTAACCGATCAGCCGGCCGGGGATGGCCATCACCAGCTCGGTTACCGTGCCGCAGCGCCCGGCGATTCCCGACAGACGCATATCGCTCAGTTCAATAGAGGGTACGACCCTCACTCTTTCCGTTACTTTCTTCATCTTCTTACTGTTGGTTTTTTAGTAGTTCTTTGATGTCGGCCCGCATCTCGCGCAGGTCGGACTGTATGGATGAGAATTGGGTCATCGTCGCCTCGAAGACGGCCTTGTCGAGCTTGATGGCGTTTATGCGATCATACTGGTCGGCGATCTTTGTCTCCAGTGCGGCGCACTTGCCCTGAAGATCGGCGATGCGGGCCGTGTTGTTGGCGAACTGCACGTAGGTCGTTACGGCAAATGCCAGTACGGTGATGATGATTTTGAAGTTCTCCTCCACGAATTCTCGGAATTTTTCGCTTGTATTGGTCATGGCGTTAGGTTGAACAGTAGTAAAAAAGCCTCCTTGACAGCCCCGATCAGGCTCACGGCGGCCCCGCTGTCCCTGAGCCCGTAGAGGGCCAGCAGGACGATGAGCACGAGGTAAACCGTGCGCTCGACCTGACGGCGCGTTACCTTACGTCTCTTCGGTCCATTCGGCTTCGGCATAGTCGTCGGCGGGTTTGGGGGTCGAGGGTACGATGACGTTGAAGATGATGCCGTTCTGCGAGCCCTCGACCTTGAGCTTCGTCTCGCTGCTGTGCCTTACCGGATAGAGTTCCATAAGGGCCTTGGCTGCGTTCACGGCCACGGCACGCAGGGGCGCCGGAGATATCGGGTTTCCGAAGCGGTCCTGATAGATTCCCTGCGCCGTTTCGCGCATGACCGCCTTGAGCGTCTCGCTGATCTGCATCTTCACGGCGATGCTCTCCGTATCGCTCATCATATCGGCGCCGAGCTCCCGGATGCGGGCCATGACCGCCGGCTGGCGGGTCAGGCGCAGGGCCTTGACGCGGAAATGCTCGTCCTCGATGCCGAACACCTGCTCGTAGCACTTGACCAGCTGTCCGGCGTATTGTAGTCCCCCGCAGACATAAAGCTGACAGAAGTGCTCCTGCTCGGGAGTAAGCGTCTGCTCTTCGAGGGCCTGCGAGGTGGATTGTGTGATCTTCTTTGCCATATCGTTTACCGAAAACCCCGAACGACCGGCATCCGGGGATCCATTCACCTAAGAATAGGTTACTTTTCCTCGGGTGGTTTTGCGAAGTCCCGCTTCTGGGCGATAAGCCGGTCCATGAGCGCCTCGTAAAAGACGTCGGCCATGCTGTCGGCCATCGCCTCGGCGTCAGCCAGCGAGTTGATGAGTTTCATGTTAAAGGCTATGTCGAGTCCGTAACCCGATATGGTGGCCATGAACTCCACGCCGTCGGCTCCCAGCACGCCGTAGGTCGTCAGATCCTTCACGCGGAAGGTGATCGTCTCCTCGCCTTTATCGTTGCAGCCGAGCACTACGTTTTCATTCCGTTCCATACGTTGTCGCTATATCAGAAAGTGATCCCTCGTTTTCTCCTTGCGTGCGGCGCCGGGCATCGCATCCCCGCCGTTACGCATGCGGGCCGCGCAGACACGGACGATCTCGAGCGTCGCCGCGACGTCGGCCCCGGCATCGTGGGCGTCGTCGAGCTCCACACCGAGGCGTTCGGCGATGATTTCCAACTTGTATGACGTAACCCCGGGATCGGCCCCCAGAGCCAGCCGTGCAAGCAGTATCGTATCCAGATAGAGAGGCTGGAAGTTGCCATAGAAGTCGGTTTTCCCGGCGAAGGTCTTCTCGTACTCCTTCGTAAGGCCCGCATAGCTCATCAGCTGCGTGAGAAAGCCGATATCGAAAGTGATGTTCTGGCCGATCAGCACCGGTTTGCACTGTACGCCCTTGCTGAGCGTCGCCCGCTCGGCGAAACGGAGCACGGCCCCGGCGACCTCCTTCAGGTCGACGCCCTGTGCCGTGAGCGTCTCCATTGTGATGCCCGAATATTCCAGTGCCCGCGGCTCGTAGTCCATCCGCTCGGTGGGCTGCGCCAGTTCGTGCTTTGTTTTGAGCACCTTGCGCCGGGCCGCGCCCAGCTCCTGCTTGCAGTACGGGGCAATGTAGGCCGCGTAGCGGTCGAAGACCTCCAGCGTATCGAGCCGGATGGCCTCGAGGGCAATCTGGGTGCAGGCGCAGCGCACGGGGTCGAGCCCTCCGGTCTCGAAGTCGAGGCCCACGGCCGTATAGATCTTCTTCTCTACCGCAGGTGCTGCCATTGTCCGATGATTTGCATGAGTCGGTCGGCCCCTTCGAGGAACTCCGCCTCGGTGTTGTTATTCCCCAGCACCACGTCGATCATGGAATAGTCCACCTGACGGCGGTGGCTGTCGCGCTCGATACGCTCGGCATCGACGCCCCGCGCGGGCAGGTTCTCCGCCCGGCAGGAGACATAGACGGCGAAGACGTCGTACTCCGCTCCGACCGTCTGTTTGAGGGCGCGGATGCCGTTCTCGTCCACCACGTAGGTGCAGTAACCTGACGCAGGGAGCTGGCTCTTCCGGGAGAAGTATTCGTGTTTCCCGAAACGGGTGTAGGTCAGCATCGCTTCCCGGCTGATCCCGCGGGTACTGCTTACGAAGAAATAATCCTCGCCTTCCCGCTCGTCCGGACGCCGCGGGCGCGTGGTGGTCGATACGATGGCGGGAATGCCGTATTTACGTTGCAGGTACTTCGACAGTGTGGTCTTGCCGGAACCCGAAGCACCCGCGATGGCAATGATTACTGGTTTCACTCTTGCGATAATATGGAGGTTTTGGTCGTATGCAGGGTGTTGGCACCCGAATAGTCGCTGTACTTGATGACGGCCGTAAGAATCACGATACGGTCTTTGAAGCCCATGATCTCGGCGCGGCGGGAGCTGAAAAAATCGTTCCAGCAGACCGCCTCGATCGTATCGGTGTTCTGTTGCAGGGTCATCTTGCAGAACGCGACCCGGTCGCCCGTCGTCCTGTCCTTATAGGATAGCTCCTCCACATCGGTTACGGTTGCACAGACGGCGACTTTTTTCCCTTCGTTCTCCATCACGAGGGCGTCGTGCAGGCTCATGTACGACGCGCGGCCCTTGATCCGGACACGAACTGCCGACTCGTCGAAGATGCGGCGGTAGTCCACGGATCCGATGCCCGACACGGCGATCTGCTGCCGGGCCCAGAAGTGGTGCTTGACGATCTCTTCCGGCGGATAGTCCCGCTCGTTGAGCGCGAAACCCAGCTCCGCGGCGGCACGCTGAAGGATGCCGTAACGCTCGGTAACAGATGCGATACGTTCCACCGTATCGAAGCAGCCGGCCAAAATCAGGTTACGGACATGGCGGGCGTTTACGGGGACACGTTCCGCCTCGGCAGGCGGAAGGTCGTCCTCCCATGTACGGTATTTCTTGAGCCGGTGGCGGAAGATGCGGCGGATGAAATCCCCGATGCCCGCAAACTCCCCGCCGCGCTCCCGCTCGCGGACGATATATTCTGCCGTCTTGATGCCGACCATCTTGATGCGGCCGAGCGACCAGTAGATACTGTCGCTGCCATAGTCCGTATAGAACTGCACCTGCGAGCGGTTGATCTCGGGCGGCACGATGCGGGCCCCGGAGCACCGCTCCATTTCGGACATCAGCGCAACGATTTCCTTGTCGTCGGCATACTGCAGGGCCACGGTATAGAAAGCCGTGGGATAGTTGGCCTTGAGCCACGCACCGGCATAGGCCGTAATCGCATAGGCCGTGGCGTGGGACAGATTGAAGAGATAAATTCCGGCGCTTTCGATCAGATCCCAGATACGCAGGGCATCTTCTTTTGGGCATCCTTTCTCTGCGGCCCCGGCCATAAACTTCTCCCGCATGGCATGGATGACGTCGATCTTTTTCTTGGAAATCAGCTTGACGAGCCGCACACCCTCGGCCAATGAAAAGCCGCCCACGTCGCGGACAAGCCGGCTGACCTGCTCCTGATAGATCAGTTCGCCGTAGGTGGTATGCAGAGCCTCGTACGTTCCCCACAGATAGACCGGAGCGACCTCGCCCAGACGGCAGCGCAGGTAGTTCTCCGCCGCGCCGGAGTCGAGCGTCGCAGGACGATAGAGAGCATTGGCTGCGATCAAATCGCCGATCGACGCCGGCTGCATATCCTGCAGGTAACGCGTCATGCCTGCCGAGGAGAGCTGGAATATGTTGGCCGTGTACCCTTCGCAAAGCAGACCGTAGGTCTTCTTGTCATCCAGCCCGCTGCGGACGATCTCCTCGAAAGAGAGCTTTGTGCCGTACTCACGATTTATCTCGTCCAGCACGCTCTGAATCTTGGTCAGCTCCAAAATGCCGAGGCAGTCGTTCTTCAGAAGGCCCACCTCATCCAGCGAGTAGCCGTCCAGCTCGCTGACGAGCATGCCGTCCACCCGTTTTACGGGCGTGAAGTCGAAGCATTCGGCCACCTCTCCGTCACGGGTTTCCGGCGTGATCAGGATGGCCGAAGCATGCACCGAGGCCGAGCGAGGCTGGCCCAGCAGCGGGCGCATATCCTCGACGACCTGCGGGTAGTCGTTCACGAACTTGCGGACTTTGGGCGTGCGGGCCGCCAGACGGAACAGGTCGGTCCATGTCGCATCCGAAGTGTCGATGATCGCCGAGATATAGCCTGCCAGCGACACGGGAATCCTATGCACGCGGCAGACGTCTTTCAGGCAGGCTTTGAGCTTCATGGTCGAGAACGTCCCGGCCGAGAAGACCCGCTGCCGTCCTTCGGTATTGTAGCGGCGCTCCAGATACTCCTTGACCTCCTGACGACGGTCGGCCTGATAATCGACATCGACGTCGGCCAGCACGCGGCCGGGGCCTTGCAGGTAGCCGGCGTCCGCAACGGTGTCGAGCGCCTCGGTCGGCTCGGTTTCGTGTGTGATTTTCGTTATCTTCATGGTCGTTGTCGGTCTATTTCAAACAGTAAATCGCGGTTGTCGAACAGAATATCGTCCCCTTCCTGAAGCTCGTCGGCATAGATCTCCATCTGCTCTCCGCCGCGGCGAACCATCAGCCGGGCGTCGCGATCCAGCAGGATTTCGCGCCCGTTCTCCAATCCGATACGGTAGCAGTCCCGCGAGTCGATGCGTCCCACGACACGCGTCGTGCGGGCCGCATACAATCCGGCACGTTCGGGCAGCAGGAAACGCTCGAACAGCAGGCCGTATTTCACAGGGTCGATCAGCGTGATGCCAAGCAGGTACAGGGCCAGAGAGCCGCCCGCCGAGCCGCGGCCGCAGCCTACGAGGATGCCGTTGCGGCGGGCCCAGTTCACGGTGTCGTACTGGACCAGCAGGTAGTCGATATTGTCCGTCGATTCGAGGATGTAGATCTCCTTGTCGAGCCGCTCCCGATACTCGGCCTCCCGGCCCGCAGGGACCAATTTCTGAAACCCCTCTTCGAGCAGGGAAAGGAACATCGTATGCGTATCGCCGTACTTCGCTTGCTCGTCCGGCGTCATGTCGTAGCGCGGCATGAAGACGGCATCCGTCCGGTAAGCCGCCTCGGCCCCTTGGGCGATCGCGACCGTATGGCGGCACATCCGCCGGAACAATTCGTCCACATCCCAGCGTGCGGGATCGAACAGCGGCCGCAGCTTGTCCAGAAGCTCCCCGGCCGAGCGCAGGTACTGCTCGTCGCTCTGCTCGTGCGCGGCACCCGTGGCGATCTTGTTCAATACGATCTTGCTGCGGGCGTCGGCGTGGTCGATGTAGTAGCACTCCGGGATCAGTACCGGTTCCACCTCGAACACGCCATTCTTGCTGAACTCGTGGAAGTATCGCCGCATACTCTCCAGCCGCTGTACATCGATGCGGTCGGCCTTGAACTCCGTCGGGTCGATCTGGTAAAAGAGGGATTCGAAGGCTTTGCGCAGCCGCCCGACAGCCGGGCGGTTCTGTGCCATCCATGCCGTTGCGAGCGTTCCCAGCACGAGGACATTGCCGCGTCCGTGGGCCGCGAGATTCTCCATGTCGATCCTGCCGTCCTCGCGGTCCACCATCACCGCTTTCTGGATGCGCAGCAGGTTTTGCAATCCCTGTTGGCTCTGGCAGTAGACCTTCATTGGGACTTCCGTGCCGTCGTCATCCAGCGTGAGCGAATAGCCGAAGACGTGTTTGATTCCGGATTTGGCGCACTCTTTCTGGAACGCCAGCGTCCCGGCCATCGTATTGCGGTCGCAGAGACCGAGGGCCGTATGGCCCATCCATTTTGCCTTTCGGACCCACGCCTCGATATCGCCCGAGGCGTTGAGCAGTTCGTAGGAAGTGTGGACGCCCAGATTGACGAACTCCACGTTGCACCCGTCGGGCCTCGGCCGGCCGATATGCCGCAGGATATTCAGGGAAAACTCCCCGCGCAGGTCGTAGCAGTACCAGTTGTCGCCGAAGGGAAAGGCGACGTGAAAGATACCCTCGTCGATAAGCGTCTGCGGGTCTTCCATCAGGTTGAAGACCTGCTCGTCGCCCCGCTGGCGGAAGATGCTTTTTACCCCGGATAGATCGGCACGGAACAGCCGCCCGAAATCCGGAATATCGACCACCTCGCCGTCTACGACACGGTAGTCAATGTTTTGGCTGTCGAGCCATCGGGTTAGATCGTTCATAGTTGTTGGATTTTGCAGATTTTATACTCGACGGGCGTTCTGAGGCGGTAGGCGAAGATGTCGTAGATCTCCCGCTGTGTCAGGTCTTCCCAGTCTTTCTCCGGATCGGGAATGTCGGCCACCAGCACCTCGAAGTAGCGGCTCAGTTCCTCGGCCGTCTTCTTCGTGGCGTCCACGGCATCCCCGTCGTATCCCACTACGACGTTGCTCACACCCTTTGTCTGAAGCTTGTAGATCTGGGCCTGCGATATCTTCTTTCCGAAGGTGGCCACCACGGCCACGCGCCCGTTCTCGTAAAGGTCGAGCTTGCGCGTGAGAGCCACCACGTCGAAGATCCCTTCGCAGAGGATAACTGTTTCGGTCTTTCCCTCGCGCACCACATCGTAGTTATAGAGCAACTTCACGAAGTCGTTCTGCGTGGAGTTGCGGAAACGCCGGATCGAATAGTCGCCCGTGAGCTTGGCCCGGCGGTTATAGGCGTCGATCTCGGCCTTGGGCCAAAGGTGGCGGGCAACGTATCCTACCGTGTCGCCGGAGTCGATAACCGGAAAAATCACGTAATCGTCGTAGCGGAAGTTCAGGCCCCGTGTGGTTCCCACCGGAAAAAACTCATAGTCGTCGGCCGTAAATCCGCGTCCCTTGAGGTATGGATGCAGGAAAGTGCGGCGGTAAAACTCCGGTAGCTCCACAATCCCCAGCTCGTCGTCCACCTCTTCGACCTGTTCGAGCGGGAACAGCAGACTGCACTCCAGCTGCCCGTCCAGAGAGGCCGTTCGCGTAGGCAACAGATCCATGCGGCCGAGGGCTTCGAGCGTGCGCTCCAGCGAATGCGTCGAGGCCCCGCACGAAAAGCAGTGCGCCATGAAGGGTTTCTTGCGGGAGGTCTCGAGACCTATGTAGACGCCGTACTTACCATCCTTGCCGCAATACGGGCAGCGGGCTATGAGATTGCGGCCCGGGCCGTCGCGATGCGCAGAGAGCTCGCGGGACAGTTCCTCGATAAGGTATATTTCCTCTTGGGTATGCACATAAAGGTATAGACCTGTTTCGGGCAGGATAGTTGGCGAAATGCCGAAAAAATGACTGATTTTTTCGGTATAATGAAATTCGTCAGGGTGGCGATTAGCAAAAACTCACTGAGAAACGCCGCATCAGGTTCGTTACACCCTTACGGACTGACAAGAGCGATTGATGAGATGCGGATGCGCCGTTGTCAGACAATACGCAAACAAAAACTCCGATCCGCATTTTAGCGGACCGGAGTTTTCAATTATGAATTGAAACATATCAACTTAACGCTTGCTCATTGCCTGCAATATACAGTTTGGCATCGACATCGAGCGCCTTGAAGACTTTGAAAATAGTAGCGACAGTCAGGTTATGCCCGTTCTCAATGCGCGAAATCTGGGCTTTCTTCACGCCGATCATGCGCCCCAAATCCTCCTGCGTTAGATTGCGCTTCTCACGAATTTCCCGAATCGTCTGACCGATTGAAAACAGTTCGACAGTCAGGTCGTAGGCATCGCGTCGGGCCGTGCCCTTTTCTCCAACCAGCGTATCGACCGTTTCATCGTGGGTGTATATTCGTTTTTGTGCCATATCCGGAAACTCAACCATTCGGATTATCGATTTTAATCACCCAGAAACCGTTTCTTTTGCCGTTCCTGCGCTCGATGATGCCTTTCGCGGCGAGATTGACGGTGATGGTTTTGATCGTTCTCTCGGATTTGCCTACATGCGCGGCGATCTCTTTTTGCGTTGCTTTAGGTTGTTCCCGTAAGTAGTTCAGTACGGCTATCTCCTCCAAAGTGCAATTCAAAGTGCAAATATTGCACTTTGAATCTTCAGCCTTGGATGTGGCAGTGCTTCGGGTATTCTGTGCGGAAGATTCCCCTACGAGCATCGTCCGGTTTTTCAGTTCATTGTGCTCAGACAGGATCAGATTCCTGAAAAACGTTTCGATATATTCGGTAGTAGCGTAAATGCCTTTGCTCAGGTTGTTGTAGTTGGCACGCACCAGCGCATTGCGAAAATACCATGAATGGTCGGCGAAAGCCCCGTTGTCGATATCGAACCCGAATGTCCGCAGATACTTGATCGCGAATACGGCCGTCGTACGGGTGTTGCCTTCGCCGAAAGCGTGGATTTGCCAGATTCCGGAGATGAATTTTGCGATGTGGGTGATCGCATCGTTTATGTTCAGCTCCTTATAGCTGAAATTCTTTTCCTGTCCGAAATCGTAGTCGAGGGTTTCGCGTATGCTGTCTGCACTGGCATAGAGGACGGTTTCGCCCCTCAGCACCCACTCCTTTTTGGTGATGTTGTAATCCCTGATCTTTCCGGCAAACTTATAGATGCCCTGAAACAGTCTGCGGTGGATGGTAATGTATTCGACGGGTGAGAAGGTAAAGGTTTTCTCAGACAGTATCTCGGCGATTCTTGCCGAGACCTTGTCGGCTTCCTCCGTTCTGTCTCCGATGTCGGCTCTGACGGTCTTGGTCTGGTAGTAGCTGTCGATAAGCTGTTTGGCCTCTTCGATAGTAATGTCGCCCTCGATGTGCTGGCGCGCCGTTCGGAGCAGATATTCCGAAGGTTTCAAATCATCGACCGCTTGCAGACCGATCGCGGTTTGCCATGCGTAGCCCTTTTCTCTTTGCTGAGGTTCGCCTTGTCTTATGTACTCTTCAAAATCATTCATTACCACCAAATTTTATTTGACCAGTCGGGTGCCTTTTATCTATCTGTCGTGAAAGAACAGCGGCTTTGGCCTCATTTCTTCATCGGGGACACTAAGCAAAGATACAAAAAAGTTTCCATGTATGTAAACATCATCCGGCTTTTTGCCGAATCATCGCCTCATACCGAGCGTCCGCGCCGCATCGTAGAAGGTCTCGTTGTCGTAGTCCGTGGCGATCCGGAACGTATCGCCCTTGCGGAAGAAGCGGCTCTTGGCCACATGCAGGCGCATCAGGTTGGCATCGCGTTCGGCCGAGGACTGGTTGAGCGATATGAGGTGGGTGCAGGGCCTCGCCAGTCCCTTGGCCTCCGAGCAGTTGTACTCCGTAAGTACGTTGTTCTCGTCGTTGAGCCAGTCGCGGTTCTCGATCGTAGCCTGATACGTGACGACCATCCATACGTTCTCGTCGGCCGCAAGATCTTTCAGGTCGTTGGCCACAGCAATACGCTTGCTGCGTTCGTGCTCGGCTCCCCACTGACGGCGCGAGGCGTCGTTCAAGAGGTCCATCGAGTCGATGATGACTACGTCCGGCGTCCGTCCGTTTATCTTGCGGTACTCGGCGATGCCGTTCTTAACGTCGATGGTCGATATTCGTGCCGCGAAACGCGGGAACGACCGCACGGTAATGCTTCCGGCATACTGCCCGATCTCCTTCTCGAAGCGGCGCATCTCCAGCTCGGAGATCCGTCCCCGCTCGAAGTAGAAGGCATTGCGCGAGATCAGCCCGCCGCTGTATGCGTTCAGCGCCTCCTCTTCCGACCCTTCCAACTGGAAGTGCAGCACATGCAGCCCGTCGTCTATGTTGGCTCGTATTCCGACGTGTTTGGCCATGTGCGACTTTCCCACGCCCGTCGATGCGAGGATGCAGGACAGCTGCCCGCGCAGGTTGCGCCCGGCATTGAGCTCGTCCAGATCGGGGATATAGAAACGCGTGACAGGCCGCAGCCCCGACGCCTGAAGCTCCTCCTCGCGTCGTCGGTTGCGGTCGAAGCGTGCCGCGAAGGTCTTCACCACGTCGATAAAGGCCGTGCTCTTGAGCGTGAAGCCTGCCAGCCACTGGGCATACTCGCGCAGCTTGCGCTCGGCCTCGTCCTGCCGCCGCTGGTTATAGAGCTTGCCGACCTCCGTATAGACGGACTGAAGCTCCACGCCCTTGATGTAGGTCTCGAGCATATCGACGACCACCTCGGGGTTGTTCTCGCCGTCGTATTCGCGGAAGGTGTTGATGAGCTCTATCGCATCGAAGTCCGAAGCGAAGGTCTGCGCGAGCACGGCATAGGTCGGCGGCCGCCGGTAGGTGCGGTAGTGACTGACGAAGCACTCGTGGATATGCTGGAACGTCCGGTCCGGCAGGTACTCCCGCCGCATGTAGGTCACCAGCACGCCGCATACGACGTCGTGACGTATGGCCGTCGAGTAAAGCTCGTAGAGGTATTCGGCCGTAAGGGCGTTGCGCGTCGTGCTCATCGGCTCTCCTCCTTTCCCTGCCGCTCCGCCCGCAGGCGGTAGAGTTCCGGATAGCGCTTGCGCGTCATCTTGCGGCACACGTCAGCCATCGCGCATTCACTGCATACGGGAGAAAGAGGCGCCCACATCAGGGTCGACAGAGAGCAGATGTAGAGTCCCGCCTCGGTACCGATCCTGCGGCGCTTGGTGGCGTCTTCATATTCGGGATAGAGGAACTTCGCGAGCGGATGCTCCGAGCGGTCGCGCGCTTCATGGAGCAGCTCCCCGCGCGAGAGTCCGTGCTCCTTCAGCCACCGGTCCTCCCAGTAGCGGTGCGTGGAGGTGTTGCGCGCGAAACGTTCCAAGGCTTTCGACCCGAACGAATGGGCTGGCGTCCAGCCGCGTAATACCTTCTTTTCATAAAAGGTCAGGGCATAGACCGAGCAGACGCAGAAGTCCACGACCCGTTCCCGGGCCGGGGCGTCGGCGCCGCCGGCAAGGGCCTCCATGCAGTCGTCCACGGCACGGCGTGCAAGGCCCCCTCCGGGAAAGCGGAACGCCTCGTCGAGGGTGCGGCGCACAAGGAGCGTGAAGAGCCGTTCGACCCATCTATTTTTTCTTGCGGCTGTTCCCATCGCGGTCGATCAGTTGTCTCATCTTCTGCTTGGCTAAAAAGAGGCGGCTCTTGACCGTCTCGATGTTGCGCGTCGAGAGCGTTCCCCGTCGCAGGGCGATCTCCATGATCTCTTCGAGCTTATAGCCCGCCTGCTGCAGGAGCAGCGCCTCGCGGTATATGGGGTTCAGGCTCCCGAGCGCCCGCAGGATGTCGTCGTTGTAGAACTCCCGGTAGTTTTTCATCCCCATGCAGTTGCCGCTGACGTGCTCCATGTCCTCGGCGTAGTGGCTTACGATATGCTCCGGATCGAGGTCGTCCGTGGTCTTGAAAGCCTCGCGGCGGCGGTCCAGATCGAAGATCAGGCGCTTGCAGCAGATAAATATCCAGTTGGCCAGCGACTTTCGCCGGTCGTAAGTATGGACATACCTGAAGAGGTTCGCCAAACACTCGTTGTAGTTCTCGTCGATATCCTGCCGGTGCGACGAGAAGCGGATCGAAAGGCTGTAAACCAGATTCAGGTTGGGAAGTATCAATTCGTTGAAAAGGGCCGTACGCTCAGCGATGGATTCCTCGCTGTCGTGACAGTACGGCTGTATTCGGTCTGTTTTCACTCACTTTCACTGACTTGCTGTTAGAAATCACCTGTTGGAACTGTCAGCTTATGGATAGCGTCAAATTGGGAATCGGACGGGGCGGCTCGAAGTCCGCCCCGCGATCAAAGTGAGCGATATGTGTCCGCTACCGGATGCGGTATTTGCGGACGTAGTAATGAAAGAGCAGAAAGGCGTCGGCCTCGTCGTGCGAAGACGGATGAAAACGGTAGTCGTCGATGCAGGCGGCGATCATGCGCCCCTTATCGGCCCGGCCGTCCCCCGTGGCGAACTTCTTGAGCGAGGCCGCGTTCACGAACTCCACGGGCAGCAGCTCCAGCTCTTCGGAGAGCAAAAGCACGATGCCCCGCAGTTCGGAGAGTTTCCGAAAGTCGCGGTTGTGGGCGTTGAAGCTCACGTCTTCGGCTACGATGCGCCGTATGCCATGCCGGAGGACGAACTCCCGCAGCGTACGGTAGAACGCGAGGTAGGTGCGGCGGTGGCGCGTAGCATGAAATCGCCACGCTCCGGAGCCGTGCAGCGAGTAGTAGCCCGTCGTGGTGGCCACGTCCAGAGCCAAAATCTCGGAGCGCGTGAGCCTACCGCTGTTCGATCCGGGACTCTCCATTCTCCTTGACAACGGTTATACGGTGCGGGTATCCTTCGTGTACCAAGCCGTGCGATACGACCAGCGCGGTCGCCTCGAGGCGGTTCAGCGCGGCGAAGACGCTCGAAAGGCCGTCCGAGTCCATGGCGTCGATCACCTCGTCGATACAGAGCAGATCCAAGCCCTTGCCGAAGTCGCAGTTGCCGTTCACGAGGCGCTGCATGGCCACGACCGAAGCGAGGTTCACGCGGGCCCGCTCGCCTTCGGAGAACTTGGCGAAAGCGCCGGCGTCCATGCCGTCGCGCAGGATCGAAACGGAGATCTTCTCCCGTACGGCGCCGCTCTTGAGCTGGGTATAGCCGGAAAGGTTAACGCGCAGGTCCGATCCCAGATCTTCGAGCACGCGGTTGAGCATCCCGGCCAGCGCATCGATCTTCGTGTTGGCCAAATAGGTCTTGAACTGTACGAAAGTCTGCTGCTGGGACTGTAAGGCGGCAATGCGCTCCGAGAGCTCCCGGCGGCGCTCTACGGCTTCCGAGGATTTGCGGCGGTACTCCCCCAGCGATGCCCGGAGCGATGCGACGAGCTCTCCGGCCGTGGCCTTCTCCAGCTCGGCCGCGGTCTGCTCCAGTGTGTCGATGGAGCTTTCGGCGGCGGCGATACGCTCGCGGGCAAGGGCGGATTCCCGCTCCGCGCCTTTGCGGGCCGCATCGAGGGCGTCGTAGGCTTCGTCGAAGAGACTGCGGCGCATATCCTCCACCTCGCGGGTGCGGGCCGCGACGTAATCCCTGACGCGGCCGATGTTGAAACGGGCTCCTTCCATCTCGTATTCGGCAGCCTCGACCGCGCGTTTGCCCTTGGCCATGCGCTCCTGCCAGTCATGGCGCTCCGCCGCCAGCGTGCGCACTTCGCCCCGTACGGCCGAGATCATCTGCTCGACCTTCTCGGCTTCGAGCCCGTCGTCTAAAAGACACTCCCCAACGCCCGTCATTTCCGACTCCTTCTGCGCCAGCTCCGCCTGAGCCGCTGCGACGTCGAACGTACGGTCCGAGACGAGGAAGCGGTGCGCGCAGGCGGGACACTCCACCGTCCCGGCCAGCCGGGCTAGCAGCGTCTCGATCCCCGCCGAGAGCGTCCTCTTGCGCCGCTGCAGCTCCCCGATACGCGCCGTGGCCGCACTGAGTCGCTGTTCCAGCTCCCGCATCTCCGCCGCGAGCGAGGTATCCTGCTGCGCCGCCGCGGTCTCGAACTGCGCATGCTCGCCTTTCAGGGCCTCGAAGTCGGAGGCGGCGCGGGCGAGCTTGTCACTGGTCGCAGCGATGATCTTGGTCCACTTGTCGATCTCGGCACGGGCCTCGTCGATCTGGCGGCCCTTGGTCCGAGCCACCTCGCCCCAGTCGGTGAGTTTTGCTCCGGGAACGGGCGCAAGCAGCTCCCTCACGCGGGCCGTGCATCCTGCGAGCGGCTCCTCGGAGTCCTCGACCTGCTGCATCCGCTCGTCGATATCGGAGAGCAGCTCGCAGAACTCCCGTTTGGCGGCGATAAGATTCTTCTCCTCGCGGATCGTCTCGCGCTTGGCCGCTATGCCCGCGCGGATGCCTTCGATCTTCTCCTGCCGCGAACGCTCTTTCATGGTGCGGTTTTCCTCCTCAGCGCGGATCTGCTCGGAGAGCATCCCGATACGTCCGTCGAGAGAAGCCAATTCGAGATCGGCCTCATGCAGGGCTTCGCCCAGCGGCGCGAGGTCCGTCTCGACCTGTTCGATGGCCCGGTCCACGACGCTGCCGCCGCTGAAACGATTGATGATCTCCTTCTTCTCCCGATCGGAGCTCGACAGGAAATCCTCGTAGCGGTGACGCGAGAGGATAAAGGCCGAGAAAAGCTCGTCGCGCGAGACGCCCAGCCGGTCGAGGATATAGCGGTTGGCGGCGTCCACGCTCTCGAGTGCGACCTCCTCCAGCTCCCCGGCCATTCCGGCAAGGCAGCGCACGGACGAAGCGCCCCGGCGGAAGATCTCGCGTTCGACGAAGAGCCCTTCGCCCGTGGCCGCGTTGCCCATGCGCAGCGCGACGCGGCACGAGTCCGCACTGTCGTTTATGATCTCCTCGGAGCGTACGCGCCGCAGGGGCGCTCCCGTGATGCCGAAGGCGATGGCCTCGACGAGGGTCGATTTTCCGGAGCCGTTGCTCCGCTGGTTGTCGTTGTCGGCGTTGCGGCCGAAGACAAGGGTCGTAGTGCCCCGTGCGGGCGAATATTCCAGTTCGCGGAAGGAGCAGATATTCCGGGCGGATACATGTTCTAAATACCACATGGCGAGTCGATTTTTTTCAGGTAAGACATTCCGAGGCTTTGGTCGATGCTGCGCGCGGCGCAGAACTCCCCGTAGGCATGGCGCAGGCGCGCGCTGTCGTATTTTTCCAGCACGTCCTCTTCGGGAGCCTGCACCTGCGGGGCATCTTGTACAAGGACCTCGACTTTTCCGGCTCCGGCTTCGAGCAGACGCCGTTTGTCCACCGTATCGGTCGCCGAAGCCGCGACGCGCACCCGGATGCGACAGCGCCCCTCGTCGCGCAGCTCGTCGATGCGGTCGAACAGCGGGACGTCCACCTCGGCGGCCGTGACGTCAAGGGTACGGTAGCGTTGGTTGGCGCGGTTGCGGACGAACTCCGTAGAGCCGTCCGCACAGAGGATCGTATAGCCCTTCTCTTCGTCCTCGCCGAAGTTGAACTGCCGCGAGGAGCCGATATACTCGATACGTGTTCCGGCAACCTTCGCCCGGTTGTGGTAGTGCCCGGCAAAGACGCGGTCGAAAGGCTCGAAGATGTGCGCCGGAAGCTCCTGCGGCGCGGGGGTCGCAAGGGCGCCGTTTATGCCCTCGTGGATGTAGAGGTAGTTGAGCTTGCCTGTCGCGAGCCCTCCGGCGACGAGGGCCTGCAGGCGTGCGGTAAAGCTGCCGTCTTCGGGGAAGTAGCTCATCATGTGCAGCGCGAAGGCCCACGCAGGGTCGTCGAGCGTCAGAATGTCGTCCACGACCGCAACCGAGGGATGCTGGTCGAAGACGTGGCAGTAGCCGCGTATGGCTTCCTGATCCACCTTGCAGTGGTTGCCCTCGGCCAGCGTGATGGTCATGCCTGACCGGGCTACATCCAGTAAAGCATCGTGAACAGCCAATAATACATCCAATGTTTGTGCATGGCGATTTTGGAACAGGTCGCCACCTAATGCAATGTTTTTTATTCCATAACGGCGACAAATAGCCAGAGCCTCACTCCAATTTTTTTGAAATTCAACGATTTCATTTCTAGATACATGAATGTCGTTAAAAAGAAGCAAACAGGGCTTCGGTGTATTTTGCATATTCATTAGTCCGTAATTTCAACTGTATAATTGATTAGTGCATCGTATACACGAGGCGAAATGTCCCCTTTGTATTTTTCCGCAACTTCCCTGATGTGTAACTCTTTTGCTTTTTTGTAAGCATAAAACGCCTCTTCTACGGTATGATACCGACCGAGATTATGAGTTTTTCCGTAGCAGTGCATAGTTGCCTTATATGTTTTTCGTTTGGATTCGTAAACTACTCCGATCGGAGTATTACCCCGATGTATATAGCGTTTAACAAGCATTTTGTTAATTTCTGGAGGAACATAAGCGCAGCGCTCGGGAGAATAAATCCTATTCTTTTTTACCAAAAGATCTTTATCTAAATGCCACCCATTTTTGCGATAGTGATCACCGTAATAGAACTCAGCAAAATTTTGAAAGTTCTTCCATTCTTCACATACGATACAGTCTTGATATGACTTATATTTATTAGCGTGGTTATAACATCGCTCCAGTATGTTAAACCACGACTTATAAGCGAAACTATTTGTGACCGTATCATATTTACCAAAACCCAATGTGCCGACACCATATATCAGTCCATCTTTTCTTGTAAACCTCATAACAGTCTAAGGGATAAAAAAGGGAGCGCAGGGACGCTCCCGATAAAACATAGATGATGACCGCTAACGCCTGCGGCGTAAGGGTTGCTCGCTCTCGTCCTGCTCCCCGGCAGCCGTGCCGGGCTCCTCTTCGTCCGGAGTCGGTTCGTCGTCTCTGATGGAACGGTCTCCCAGCGCGTCCTCGATCATGTCGAGCAGTTCGTCGTTGGTTGTAGAGCGCGTGACGCGCACCGGAAGTTTCTCCTGTTCGATGAACGAGCGGATCGCGGCCCGCAGCTCCTGACCCTCTTCGGTCCTGTCGCCCAAGCCCTGCGCCTTGAGCTCCTCGAAGCGGCTGCACAGCGACTCGATGGTAAGGGCATTGCTGTCGGCATTCTCGCGCGCCTCTTTCGAGCGCTTGTCGAAGCTGAACGACGAGGTGTCCTGCGTGGGAATTTCGGCACGGAAGGTCTCGATGGCCGATGTCATCTCCCCGCTCCGCATGACCTGCAGACCATAGCGCGCGTCGCACTGCGAGAGAAACTCCAGCGTCGCCTCGAAGTGGTAGCGCGTATAGCGGCACACCACCTCTGGGATACGGGGCGTATTGACTAAAAGGGTCATCTCCTCGCGCGTCAGCGCCTCGGGATCAGACTCGTTGTCGATGGAGATGTAATACTCGGTCTTGCCCCCGTTCTTGCGCTTCTCGACCTCCACGGGATAGGCGTTGTAGACCGAGGAAATGGGGCACGGATGCTGGGGGTTCTTGGCGATCTTCTTCTCCCAGAGCTTGAACTTGCGCTCGTCCAGTTCCTTGAACTGGGAGTGCGAGAGCGTCAGAAGCTGGATGCCCTTGGCGCGCTCGCGAAGGTCGATCACGTACATGGCGTGGCCGTAGGTGAATTTAAGGCCGCCGCCGAACGATCCGCCGCCGATCTTCTCGGCGAGCTTTTCGTCCCCGGCCTCCTTGGCCGCCTCGACGGCCAGCAGACGGTAGGTGTCGATGAGATCCAGCGAGTAGCCGGCGTCCGTGGCGCGGGGTACGGTGACATACATGCTCTGGGGCTTGTCGCCCGGGCGGGCGAGCTCCATCAGCAACTGCCGCACGGGGTACTCGTAACCGCGGCGGCAGGCGGCGTCCTCCTGTGCGCCCGGCGCGATGGGGAGGATACGGATGCGGTAGGTTCCTAACTTGTCGAAGCGGAAGAACTCCGTGCGTACGAACGAGCGGTTCTCCTCGATGGCGCGGGCCTGCGCCTCGGCATACGACTCCTGAAGGCCCAGAAACAGCTCTTCCACGGAGCCTTCCCCTACGCCCTTTTCTTGAAAATTGTCCTGCATAACGATGCTTGATGATAGTTGATACTGCCGAACGACCTAAAGATTCTTGCTCCGGGTTCGGATACGCCGGGAACCGTCAGATTTATGGGATATGGCGAGAAAAAAACCGGTGCGCGAAGGCTCCCGGCTCGAACTATCACTCTTATGCCCGAACGGGCAGAGCATCAAATTGACTGCGGCGAAGACAAGGCCGCAAGAACAAAGGTATGCGGACCGTATCTCAAATCCAAATATCCGCCAATTAGTTTTCCATAAATTATTTCAACTTACTGGCATAGGCGGATATGGCCTGCGGTTTTTAAGGACGCTTTTTGTCCGCTCAGGGTTCTTCCGCCTCGAAGCCCCGCTGCCGCAGCTCGATCTCGTCCCAGTGGGAGAGGATATACTCCTCCAGCCGTTTTTCCCGCAGCCGCTCGTAGTAGCGCGCCCTTTCAGGGGTGAGCTTCTTGCCGCGACGGCAGTAGACCCCGTCGCGGGCGTACTCGTCCATGTAGCGGCGGAACTTGGGCTTGCGGAAGGCAGGATCCGGGGAGGCCGCGCAGACAGCCTCCACCAGCTCCGGATAGGGACACTGCCGCCGCGAGGGCGGCGAGAGCCGCATGACCAGATCGTAGACCACAGGGGTCTCGTAACGGAGCATGAAGCCCAGACGCGTCTCGACGAAGGGAAAGCGTTTAAGGCTTCCCTCCGGCCGTCCCCCGCGGTCTTTTACTCCGGGCAGGCGCAGCCGCTTCACTTTCCGGCTGCGGTAGCCGCTCCGGCGGTGTTTCTGTTTGCTCATCTTTGTTCGGTTTTTCTACGGGTCTTGCCGCACGGGGTGCGGCGCCGCTGCGCCGGGCGATATGTCGGCGGCTCTCCACATCACGCATGATGTTCACTCTCTTTTTCATGTTTGTCAGGTCATATAGGAAAAACTCAGTTCTGTGGTTACGTTATACGTGCCGCGCTCGTGCATGAGGATCGTGCGCGAGCCGGCGCGGATGATGAACGAGCAGCCGCGGTTGTACTTGTGGTCGTCGTTGAAGTCGGCCATCGTCTGGCGGCACCCGAAGCGCGGGGCGCCGATGGCGTTGGGGATCGTGGCGATCGAGCCCCATGTGTTCGACTCCCGGCGGGCCGTGTTGATCGTGCCCTGCACGCAGACGATGCTGCCGATCTGCCGGGCCCAGAGCGTTCCTGCATTTTCGCCTCCGCAGGCAAGCCATCCCGTATCCGTGATCTTCTTCTCGTACTCCTCGGCGAAGGCGGCCCCGATATGCTGGCAGGCCAGACGCCGGGCGTTGTCGTCCTTGAGCGCGAGGTCCGCGAGGTTCCGGTCGCAACGGACATAGGCCGAAAGGTCATCCATACCCGCTGCGGCGAGCGCCTCGCGCAGCGCCTTACGCGCCTCGGAGGTGCTTTTGCCCTGACGTACGAGGTACGCAATGTAGTCGCTGAAGCTTTGTGCGAGGGCCGCGAATCTTCCGTCGGCCTCCGTCTTGGTATAGAGGCCCAGATTGGCTGCTATGCTCGTTCGATCTTGGGTGCTGTAACCGCCCATAAGTTTCGGGGCGTATTTCGCAAGCTCGCGCACCACGGCCGAGGTCATCACGTACCCTTCGGTCTGCGTCTGATCGACGCCCTCGGCGTTTTTCCCCGCGAACGTACCCGTTCGGATCGCTTCGAGCTTCGTTCGGTGCTCCTCGGTAAAGAGCGCCCCGGTATAGGCTCCGTCCATACCGAGCTTTCCGGAGAGCAGTTTGTCCACCTCTTCGACGGAATAGACTTCGATATTCTGCCGGGCGCGGGCTTTGTCCGTAAGGTCCGCAAGGTTCGAGGCTTTGGCGAGCTTCTCTTCGCCAGTGCCTTTCTTTTCGGCGCCGATATTCTCGCGCGCCGCAGCGCGCCGCTCCTCCTGCAGGGCGATGATCTCTTCGGGGCTCTTGCCCTCGATCTCCGAGGCCGTAAGCTCCGTCATATCCGCGAGGTATTTCGACGTGTTCAGAAAGCGGCTGTCCGACTCCGTCCGGGAATAGACCTCCAATACGCTGCGGGCCTCGGCCTTATCCGCAAGGTCCGCCAGATTGTCCGTACAGCTGAGTTTGCCGCCCAACGCACGGGAGACGTCCTCCGCCGTCACGAACCCCGCCGAGCCCGACAGGAGGCTGCCCTGCGTGATGGCATCCAGTTTTTTGCGGTATGTCGTAGTGAAATCTTCCGTGCTGAGGCCCTTGCCCGCCTCTTTGTCCACTTTTCCGGCCAGTCCTTCGGCAAAGGCCGTGAGCGTGGTGTAGATCTCGCCGACGGGCTTTCCCGCAAGGCGCAGTTCGCAGGCGATATCCACGTAGCTGCGCGCGGAGATAACCACGCCGCCCAAATCGTTATGGAGCGTCCAGTCGAGGCTCTCGGAATCGGCATAGCCGAGCCATGCGATCCTCTCGGCATTCTTATCCTGCCATTGCACGAGGCCCGTGAACGCCGCCTCATCCTTGCCGTAAGCCGTGTTACGCAGCGTGACGCCTGCCGTGCCCTCGACCTCGAAAGCCCCCTCGACGGCTACGCGGCCGCTGCGCCCCTCCACATGCAGCAGGGCTTTGCCGCGCCCGTCGTAGACCGTAAAGTCGCGGTAGCGGTCCGAGCCCCCTAAGTAACCCGTGCGGTTTACGGCAACGGCCCCCTCGTCCGTATCGTCCGCCGCATTGAAAATATCGTTCTTTTCAATATGCAGGGCCCCGATGCGGGCGCTGTCGGAGGTGAAGTGCCGGGTCCGCACGCCGTCGGCGCCGATCGTCACAAGGGGCGTATCCTGACGGTAGAGCGTGAACGAGCCGTCCGTCGAGATCTCGATGCGGCTCACGAGCAGTCCCCCGTGGTAAAGTCCTACGGCGGCATCGCCCGACTCTTCGACAAGCCCCCGCAGCGTATAGCCGCCCTCTGCATTTACCACCGAAAATCCCGTCTTGCATTCGAGCAGTCCCCCGATGCTCACGGCGCCTGTGAGCGTCAGGTCCCTGCGTACGGTCTGCCGGGCGAAGGGGCTGTCGAGCAGCACGGCATAGCGGCCGATGAACTTGTCGATAAAGCGCGGGGCGTAATCCTCGCGCACTTCGATATAGCCGGGCAGCGCGCCCGTCACTTCGTCCTCGCTCTGCGGTACCGACGTTCCACCCGAAGTGAGATAGCAGCAGCGGCCCTGCTTGTCCACGTCCCCGGCGTAGGCGATCGTCTCGTAGTGGTTCTTTTCGTAGATGTAATACGGGAACGATACCTCGGCAGCGCCCTCGAAGGGGCGTACGCGGCCGCCGATCCACACGTAGCCGGGCGTGATGCGGCCGCCGCTGACCTCGCAGCCCGAGATGATGAAGTTGGAACACCCCTCGAAGATCGCCGTCATGCTCCGGGCAAGATCCTGAAGGTTCAGCAGGTCGTCGTTGTAGGTGTAGCGCCCGCCCGTTTTGGCTATATACTCTTTCACTGCTATTGTCTTTCTTGGTTTGTCGCTTTGCTTTCGATGCGGACGAGGTAGGTGCGTCCGGCCAGCCGGTAGCGTTCCACCTCGTGCGCGATCATGTGTACGAACTGCTCGTCGGGAATCGTAATCTCCGGCACGCAGACCGTGAAGCTGGCCTGCTGCTGCGCCTTCTCCTCGGCCTGCAGGAACATCCGCCGGGGCTGCTCCTCGTCCGTACCCGCCGGAACCTCGCCCTCGAACCATACCGTAAAGGGGCGTCCGTACTGCGCGTTCTCATGGTAGAGATCCACGCCGGCCGAAGCCCCCTCGGAGATCGAGATGCGCTGCGAGGGATCGCGCAGCCACCGCCCGAAGCGGCGGTTCAGATACCACTCGAAGTAGAGCGTCTGACTGGTCATCGCAGCCTCGATACGCCGCTCGCGGGCCCAGTCGCAGAAGCGGTCGTTCAAGGTCTGCAAGGGCCACACGAGACTCTGCATCCAGAGGATGAACCGCCGCCCCGACAAGTAATGCGGGACAAGGCAGTTCACAAGACGGTCTATGGGAAGACGGTAGCGCATCATCGGTCGATTACGAGTTTCAGGGCCTCGCGGAAGTTCGGAAGGTCGGCTTCGGCGCCCTCGCCCGAGGACTGCCGCACATAGCCCGAAGAAGTATAGGCCACGCGCTCGATGCGTCGGGCGGGCTGCAAGTTTCCGTCGCCATCGTACGAGGCGAGAAATATGCCCTGCGCAGGCGTGGCCGCAGAGTCGATCCACACGTCCGTAACGTGCTCCACCGAGCGGATCGCCTCCCATACGCGGCTGACGTAGACCCCGGCGTCGAAGTCGATCTCCATCACATAACGGTTCAGCCGCTCTTCGATGGCGTCGTACACCTCCGATTCGGGAACGGCGCCGTCCCAGTAGACCGTGACGCGGGGGATCAGCACATCGCCCTTGCGGCTGATCACCTCGATGCGCGTGCCGGCGAACTTGAGCTGATTGATATAAGCCGCAATAAGCGTCAGCTCCTCGGCATCGATCTCGCGAAGTGCGCCCCGCTCGCCCGTAGCCACCTTGAGGATCAGCTTGCTGTCTACGTTTTTATCGTCCGTACTCTCGACATAGGAGACCTGCGTGATGATACGCTTGCTGGGATCGATACTGGCATAACCGAAGGCCAGCCCGTCCTCGCGCACAACGAGACGGTCGCCCTTCTGGTAGTTGAGAAGCGCATCGGCGTAATAGCGCGGCGTGCCGTTGATGCGACTCGAGAGCGTTTCGGAGACGTCCACGGCGAAGACGTCGAGGATCGACTCGAAGGTATAGATCAGCGCCGCCGTCATCCACGCCACGCCGTTGAGCACCGACATCTTCGAGTCGTTCGAAAACTCGGTAAGCTCCAGACGCCGGTTACGCTCGGCGATCGCTTCCTGATAGATCTCTTTGAGGGTTCGGCTCATCGTTCGTTTGTTTCAAGATTCAATTATTCATACCGCCGGAATGCCATGGCGGCGTCGGATCGGGATCAGGTTCTGGTTCTGGTTCGGGTTCCGGCTCAGGTTCCGGTTCCGGTTCTGGCTCAGGGTCTGGTTCCGGGTCGGGTTCCGGCAGCGGCGCGACGGGTTCGTACTCGTACAGCACCCCGTCCACGAAAAAGCGCCACGGCCCCCCTTCGTTCCATGCCTCTTCATGTGTCAACAGCCACACGGCCTCCATGCCGCAGGTAAGCACATAGTTCAGATCCCCGTCCCGCACCGGCTCGCGGTACTCGCCCGACGGCCTCCCCGGCAGCAGCACCTCGCAGGCACGGCGTCCGTAGTGCTCCTCCACAAGGGCGATCAGCCACCCGTCGAGTGCCTGTCGCGGGACGTCCATGTCCGTCATGTCGAGGCGCATCAGGGAGCGGCACTCCACCAATGGATGCAGGTCTTCGGCTTTCGCACCCCGCAGGTCCAAAGCGTACAATCCTTCCACAAGGGGCAGGAACTCCAGCGGTGCATGGCAATTCCGAAAGGTCAGTTCCTCGATGTGCAGCGGAGAGAAGAGCCGCACGGTATCGGGTGCGAGGCCCGTAAGATCGGCCGCCTGCAACACGAAGTCGCCGTACAGACGCACCGTGCGTCTTCCGGAGATCATACTGTCGAACGAATGCGCCAGCGCCGAGGGCCGATCCGTAAGCATGACGGCCTGCAGGGCGGAGTTGTCGCCCCAGTCGATCTCTATCGTCCCGCTGCCCGCAAGGGACAGGGAGGCCGAGACCGCTGCGGCCGGCAGGCAGAACTCCGCGCGGCGCGCGAGCCCGGTTTCCTTAAAATAGACATGCCGCTCCCCGCCTGCGGGCGTGATGCCCTCGCGGTGCAGGTAGGCCACGGTATCGGCGTCGATCAGGTAGTCGTCCGAATAATCCAATACATCGCCGGAATGTAAACGCGCAGCCATCGAGAGCTGAGGGTTGCAGATCAGAAGATCCGTGATCCCCTCGATCGACCCGTAGATGCCGAGCGCCACGTCGTAGAGGTTTTGTCCCGTTATGACTGTATATTTACCCATCTTTTTCGGTTACGTCGAGCAGCAGTTCGCCCGTCTCGGAGTTCATGAATGCGTCGTTGATCGTCATGCGGTCGTTCTCGAACTCGGACTGCAGCCGCGCGGCAAGGCCCGTGTTCTCGAAATTTCCGTGCAGGAAATCGACGAGGCCCACACCCGTTGTCGGGTGCTGGTAGAGCGTCCCTGCGGCGGCTTTCAGCAGAAAGACCTCGTTCTGGCGCAGGGCCGCGCCGATGGGAAGGTCGGTGTCCGTGCCGCCGTAAAGGTGCAGCTCCCCGCCGCAGCGCACCAGACGGAACAGGCCCTCCGCATCCGCCGTCCCGAACTCCGAGAGACGGATCGGGCCACCGGTACGGTCGCGCACCGTGAACCAGACCGTATTGTCGGCAGGATTTATCAGGCAGTGCTCGCCGCCTACGGAGGTCGTGACCCGGAAGCGCACCTTCAGCTCCCGATACACGGCCGTATAGGGTATCCGCACATGAAGACTTTCGACCTGCGCGAAACGCTCTCCGAAGCGTTCCGGCACGGCAATCTGTCCGTACGCATAACGCTCGTTATCCAACCCTTCCATACGGCCCAGCAGCATGAAGTCGTAGACGGTTCGGCCTACTGGGTTATCCACCGTCTGCAGCTCGCCGTAGTCGGTATCGATGAGTATGTCCTGCCGTGCCATATCCGCCGTCGTAGAGATTCTCGTCGCTAAAGGATAGGCCGCCCCATGGGCGAGGGTTTACCCTTCGGACGTGCAGCGGTGCGAGGAATTCTACTCACGGGGAGGAAGTGTTTCTTCGCAAATTATTGTTATCATGAGGAGAATTTAATACCTTTGTGAGGAGAAAAACAGATAAATCAATCTATATATGACACATGACCGATCGAACCTCATTACCGAATATGTAAGGACACATCCTGCATCATCCTCGACGGAAATATTCGAAGGGACCGGACGTATCGCAGCCTATGCCACGATAGGGCGCGATCTGGCAAAGTTGGTATCCAACGGCGTATTGTCTGTAACAGGCAAAGGCAAGGCGAGCCGTTATTCGCTGTCGCCCGTATACGAATTGTCACAGCCGGTCGATCTGGACGTATATTTCAGCCGTGAGATCGACCAAAGGCAAATACACGACGGATATAATTTCTCCCTGATCGAAACGCTGGCGTCCGTACCTCTGTTTACGGAAGCCGAATCACAGCGGCTCGCAGCGCAGCAGGCCCTGTTTGCAGACAACATATCGAAACTCACATCGGCCGGATACCGAAAGGAAATGGAACGGCTGGGTGTGGACCTGAGCTGGAAATCGTCCCAGATAGAGGGCAACACCTATTCATTGCTCGAGACCGAGAGGCTGCTGCTGGAAAAAGAGACGGCGGCGGGAAAAAGCAAGGAAGAGGCCGTGATGCTGCTCAATCACAAGGAAGCCCTCGATTTCATTCTCGACAATCCCGATTACCTGTCGGAACTCACGATGGCCAAGATCGAGACCATCCACTCGATTCTGGTTAAAGAACTGGACGTGGACTGCAATATCCGTACACGCCGTGTCGGTATTACGGGAACGAACTACCGTCCGCTGGACAACGAATTTCAGATCAGGGAGGCATTGGAGCAGACCTGCCGTCTGGTAAACGGCAGGTCGTCCGTATTCGAGCGGGCGCTGCTTATCCTCCTGCTGCTATCCTACATCCAGCCGTTCAATGACGGGAACAAACGTACGGCGCGCATCGTAAGCAATGCCTCCCTGATCGCCGAGGGCTATTGTCCGCTCTCGTTCCGAACGGTGGATTCGATAGATTACAAGAAGGCCATGTTGCTGTTCTACGAACAGAACAATATTTCAGCCTTCAAACAGATCTTTATCGAGCAGTTCATATTTGCTGTTAAAACTTACTTCTGATTCATGATGCTCTCCGACACGATTCGTAGCTCATCAAAAAGTTGACACTGAATGGTATAAAAACAGAGATATAGTTATATAAGATATCAATAGACTGATGATTACATCTCAACTTAAAATATTCGTCAGCAGCACTATTTTCGATATGCCCAATGAGCGGCAAGCTGCATTTGAGGCCCTCAGAAATATGGGGGCCATACCCATCATGTCGGAATATACGATGGAGGCGGTAAGCGTCGATTCCGTTACTGCCTGCCTGAATAAAGTAAAAGAATCCGATATATATATTCTGATTGTCGGCGGTCGTTATGGCTGGCAGCCTTATGGCAAAGAATCCATAACCGAATTAGAGTATAATACCGCTCTTGAAAATAAATTGCCGATTATCGTATTCAACACTACGTATCATAAAGAGGATGCTCAGGAACAATTTTTCAAAAAGGTAGAGTCGAAATATTTTCGGAAGACGGTTCAGAATGCGTTTGAACTGAAAGATGAGATTGAAAAATCGGTTAAATCCGAAATAGAAAAACGACGGGAACAATTTTTTAATAAGCAAGAATTCATATACACCAGTCTTGTTGAAATTCAATTTCCAAAAACATTGTTTATCGCGAATTTAAGTGTCAATAAAAAAGAGATAAATGAGTATAATAGAGAACGTAAACGTTATAAGAAAAAACCGTCGCTTTTCGATTATGCGGTGTCTGCATTGCATATGAAAGATATAAGTTTTCCGAGAGATTGGATAATTGATGGAAAATCACTTATAACCTTTCATAATTTGCACGATACGTCAATGCCTCTTCGAGAGATTATCGATGCTGGTACCATAGAGGAAATTGGCTGCGATGAGTTTTATACGCTTTCCAATAAGAATGAGGCCACGTTTAGATACTTGTTACGACGATGTTTTGAAACAAAAGTTCATAAGGAAAAAATCAAATGGATCAAAACAGCAGGATTATTCGCGTTTATTCCTATAGATAAAGATGCCAATGGCAACTGGTGTGCAAGGTGTATCAGTTGGCAAAAGACTAAGAAAAAAGCTACGCGAACCGTGGTCGATCCGAAACCGGATCTAAAAGACAGAAGTAAAATATTTAATCTTAAATGTTTGGCATTCAGGGTGAAATTTGAATTTCTCAATACAAAATGGTATTTGAATTTGAAGCCAGACTGGATTTTCCTGTGGAACGACCTAACCGAATGTACTCTGGCGTTCGAGAAGGTACAATACCTGAAGCGTGTTGAACGAAACGTTATCATATTCAATCACTTTAACTTCATACTCAGTCAGTTACAACCTTCGACTTCGAATAAACTTTTCCCGGAGATGAATGATTATCCTTTCTTAATTTTAGGATCGATCTTGAAGTTCGAATTCTCTCCGGTAGTTAATGACGATATCTGGGTCAATCTCGAAGATGGCAAACAGCGGGAAAAGTTGACGGATAAAGAAGGCAATGTCAATTTATTCAGTTAAACTATGAAAGCAGAATATATAGAGGAGCCGTTATTGATATTCGGTACAGATAAATGTATTTGTCCTCGCGAGGGGATAACTTCATTTAAAGTTTACGATACGGTTGAACCGGCCCGAAAAGATCAACTGTCCTTGGGGATTGTCGGCATCGAGGAAGATATCGAAGTTTTTAAAGGATGGCTGAAAAGATTCGAATCCTTTATCCCGTCTGCGACTTCCAGAAGGCAAAAAGGATTGTTCAAGTCGTTTCCGGGATTTAACAAAGATCATGGATTCTGCGCTCAGTTCGTATATGGCTCTAATTATGAAAGATTTCTGTCGAATAACGATATTGACAGTGTATTAAAAACCGGTACATACGAAGAGAAAGTATCGTCAGCCGTCGAGCTGTTCGCCAATAATATACAGTTTTTGTCGGATATAAAAAATTGTGATGTTGTAATATGCATAATTCCAAAAGTTTTTGAAGGCAAAATTGTCAAAGAAGATATAAATGACGAGCCTGTTGAAACTACTGCGGAAGATGTCGCCTGCGCAGAAAAAGAACTGAATTTCCGGAGGGCATTAAAAGCGAGGGCTATGCGGTACAATACTCCCATCCAGTTGATCCGGGAGTATATCCTGCATGACAACAAAAAATCTCAGGATGCTGCGACAAAAGCATGGAACCTGTGTACGGCCCTTTACTATAAGGGGCTACAAACTATCCCGTGGAAACTGGACATTGATGAAAACAGGCCCAAGGCATGCTATATCGGAATCGGATTTTACAGGAGCAGGGACAAACAAACTATACAAACGAGTTTGGCACAAATATTTAACGAAAACGGGAAAGGCGTAATATTGAGAGGAACTCCGGTTTTAGAAGATAAAGACGACAGAATACCTCATTTGACTTATGAGCAATCTTGTTCCTTGCTCAAGGACGCTTTGAGTAAATATAAATTCGCAACGGGAATCATGCCCGGCAGGATTGTTTTACACAAGACTTCGAAATATTATGAAGATGAATTGGATGGATTTGAAAAAGCCTTGCAAGAACTTCAGATAAGCGAGTATGATATTGTGACGGTAATGGAAACAGATATAAGGTTTTTCCGCAACGGCCTTTATCCTCCTGTTAGGGGTGCATTGTTTACTCTGGAAGAAAACAGATATATCTTATATACTAGAGGCTCTGTACACCAGTATGAAACCTATCCGGGAATGTATATCCCCTCGCCTCTGGAGATCAGAATCGTTAAGAAATCCTCTTCATATAAAACAATATGCAGGGAAATATTGGGCCTGACAAAAATGAACTGGAACAATACTCAATTCGACAACAAATACCCCATTACGATAGGATGCGCCCGAAAAGTAGGAGAGATTATGAAATACCTTAATGATCAAGAGATTCCTAAGGAATCTTATGCTTATTATATGTAAATTCATATTATGGCAGTCCGGTGTGGCTGAGTACACATTAATGCCGGAATTTCATTCATAAGGTTCCGAATATTGCCATGGTGTTATGCTCTGCTATTTCATGTAGACCGCACGGAGGAATCGTTTACCGTATGTATGTCGTCGGAATACTTTCCCCGTATATCTTCAAAATCCGATCTGTTTCCACCTTATCGGCCCGACTTTCACGGCCATGGCGAACAGACCGGGATTTCATCGGTTCTATGCTGTCATTGATCGAGTTTATACTTTTTCAATTCGGAGCAAAGTCAAGGAATATAATCAGGTGTTTGCAAAAAGTTGCAAACACCTGATTATATTCATGGAAAAAAGTTGTATATTTACGCCATTGTATGTGGAAAAATATTGAGATATGCTCGACCGGAAAATCATAAACAAACTGAAAGAGTGGAAAATATCGACAAACCGGAAGGCTCTGTTGATCAAAGGGGCGAGACAGGTCGGTAAAACGACCAGCATCCGACATTTCGGAAAAGAGAACTATAAAAATTACATCGAAATCAATTTCGAAAAAACGCCTCTCGCACGTCAGGCATTCTCCGGTAACCTCGATGCAAAAACCATTATTCTGAACCTTTCGGCTATGGGATACGGCCCGTTCGAAAAGGGAGAAACGCTGGTGTTCTTCGATGAGATTCAAAGTTGCCCCGAGGCACGTACCTCCATTAAATTTCTGGTCGAAGACGGCTCTTACGACTATATCGAATCGGGATCGCTGCTCGGAATCAATTACAAGGAGGTGTCCTCCTATCCGGTAGGTTTCGAGGAGCAGATCGATATGTTCCCCTTGGATTTCGAAGAATTCCTATGGGCGGGTGGCGTTTCGCGTGATGTAATCGCCCTGCTTCGGCAGGCGTATGAAACGGTTACACCCCTTCCGGACTTTCTGCATGAACAGATCATGACGCATTTCCGACAATTTTTAATCGTCGGGGGGATGCCCGAAGCGGTAATGACGTTCCTTGCAAACGATGATATCACAAAAACCTTAAAGGTACAAGCCGCGCTTCTAGATGGTTACCGAAACGATATTGCCAAATATGCCGGAAGCGAGAAACACCTTGCAAAAAAAGTATTCGATGCGATCCCCGAACAATTATGCAAGAAGGATAAGCGGTTCATTTTGGCCAGTCTGGAAAAAGGGGCGTCACAACGCAAATACGGAGATGCGACAGAATGGCTCGTTGATGCGGGGATCGCCTATTTCTCATTCAATGTCGGAGCATTCGAGTTGCCTTTCTCGTTTTCAGAGAAGCGCAACCTTTACAAACTCTTCATGCTCGACACGGGACTTTTAAGCAGTATGAGCCTCAAGAATATGCAGTTTCAGGTATTGAACGGAGAGATCGATATCAATGAAGGGGCGCTGACCGAGAATTATGTGGCGACGGAGTTGATCAAGAGAGGTATCGGACTGAATTATTATGACAAGAAAAGCAAGCAGGAACTCGATTTTATTTTTCTCGATGAAAATGTGATTTCCATTATCGAGGTCAAATCAGGAGATAATTACCGACGTCATGCGTCGTTGGATGCCGCAATTGATGCTTATGAAGACAAGATCGGCCGGGCCATGGTATTCAGCAAATTCAACGTAGAAAAAACTGCGAATGCAATCTATTATCCGCTTTATATGACAATGTTTTTATGAAAGGGCACAAAATCACACAGCAGGACTACCTCAAGGCCCACCGCAAGGCGAGCCGCGAGGAGGAGATCGCGCACCACGGCAAGCCCGTCGGGCTGCGGCCGAAGACGCACCGCTCCAAGAAAACGTATAACCGCAAAAAGGAAAAGACAGGAATCCGCAAGATCCTGCCTTTCTCTTTACCCGTCGCAGCGTAAGTATTACAATTCCTGACACGCATCGAAAATCCGCTCGACCGTTCCCCACATATCGTCCGGAAGGGTCTGCTCCGAAAGCCGTTCGCAGGAACTCTTCAGGAGTTCCAGCTCCTCGCGCGAGAACTCTACCGCCAGCGGGGTCTCCTTCTCAGTATTCCACTCGATACGCCCCGTCTCCTCGACGCGGTGCAGGCCGAGCTCCTCGCGCTCGGCGTCCGTGATGGCGACCTTCTGCAGGATGCCTTGCTTGATGTTGAACTCCTTATAGGTTCCCTTGTCGGGCAGGAGCGCCGGCAGGTAGAGCCGGTCTTTAAGTATCAGTTCCATGAATATATCGTTAAGTTGTTATTTTTTTGCAAATCCCGCGACTATAAGCTGCTGGAATTGCTCGAAGTCTTCAAAATACGCAGGCAGCGAGCGCTCCGCAGGAAAACTGCATGAGACGGTATCCTGCTCCTGGTAAATCGTACCTATCACATTCGGATTCGTGGCTGAGGAGTTTTTCTCCATAACCGTGGCCTGGATACGCAATATCTTATCCCCAGAAATCGAGTACTCCACAAGATAAAAGGCGTTGTCGGTTTTCTCTTCGGCGATGCGGATCACCGTTTCATGCGTTACATTCATAACTTATTGTATTTAGATTGCGGTAAAGGTTAGGACTCCCAATCGAAAAAAGGTGACACTTACCATGTATTTCTTCCAAAAATGATAAACTCAAAAGCCGCAGCATCCGGCTTACCTTCCACTCCAACATTTTGAAGCACAAAGTAGTTTGTACCTTTCTCCAGAAGCCTGTAAAACCCACGGTAACCGCTATCGCCCAACTGCATGGCCATGACTGTATAATTCGTATGATAAAGGTTATGCATTACTTTATATTTTCCACTGCCGATATGGGAGAATGAGGAAACCTCGACTCCCTCGCCCCAGATTTTCCGGAAGGTACTGTTATAGCCCGTAGTGTATTTTGAACCAATATAAAGCACTCCGGGGACATTCCACCTCTCACCCCCGCGCTGCCCCAACTGCATGGGACCATAGGACTCGATAGCATAGACAGAACCTGCATTGGCAATGATACGGATGCCTCGGGCTCCCGAAGCGTAGGTCTCGATATTGATGCCTGTACGCGAAGAGTCAGCGCGCATGCTGATCAGCGACGAGCCGCTATTAATGTAGAGTGAGGCATAACCGATCATCGAACTGAACTCGATGGAGGAATCTGCAGCCGTATTGACCAGCCTGTTGCCTTTGATGGTGAAGCCTGCGATACTCCCGGCCGAGGCAGTTATTGTTCCTGTCATTGTGACACTGCCCGCGGTATCCCATGTGATATTACGAGCTGCGAGATGTCCCGAACCATCGTGATTAAAGGAAATAGCCCCGCCGCCAAAGGTTGCCGAACCGTCGCTTTTTAGGTTCCAGTAATCCTTACCCGTAGAAGGGTCGTCATGGTAGAGAGCTCCCAAAGCAGAAAGACAGACTCGGTGCCCGGAGGATGTCACAATGGTAGAAACCGAGGAACTGTCAATCGTCCAGCCGCCGATCTTACCTCCGACCGCCGTGATGCCTGTGCGGTCGAGCGTCACCTTGACGGAATTGCCTGCGTCACGCACCGAGATACTGCCCGCATAGGCGCTTCCGCCAACCACGAGCGCCGAGTCCACCTGAATCTGGTTGGCGCGTATCGTTCCCGTATAGATGCCCGTCGAGGAGATGTAGGTCAGCGGATGTCCTTTGAGCGTGGTGTCGTTGCCCTGCGCCAATACGATGAAGCGGTGGCGGCGGATCTCCTCCTCGACCGTGGCCGTGAGCGTACGCGGCGCCGGAGCGTCAGCCGTCGTGCTTCCGCTCAGAAAAATCCGATCCGAATTGTAGGCAATCTGCGGAGCTGCGGGGATCGGCGAGGGGCTCATGGCAGAACTCTCGATGGGCTGGTCCGAATAGAGATGATACACGGCTCCTGTCGTGCCTCCGCCGCGCAGGAACACGGCGAACATACACCAGTTGCCGCAGTGCGCTGCCCCGGCAAACATACGGCTGTATGCCTCCTGCAGGTCGTAGATGTCCCATGAGTAGCCCGTGCCACCCCAGCCGCCGAAGTTCGTCTTGATAAGCAGGTTCAGTCCACCCATGTGCGTCGTGCTCCCATTATTCCAGTCCGAAGGCGCCTGCTCGTTGAACGAGCGCCGGATCATTATGTCGCGCTGCACGGTCTGATCCCCACCTTTGAAAACGACGGGATAGTATGTCGCAGAGTCGCCGTTGACAACAATCCTCTTGTAGTAGCGGTAGCCATAGTTGGCACTCTTGGCGGCTTGGATGTCGTTCTTCCACTGGAGCGACACCGACGCTCCGAACGTCACGGCTCCAGCGGCATTCCACGAAATATTGCCCGAGGCGATCGAGCCCGAGCCATCGTTATTCAGCTTCCATTTCGAGCCGTTTACGATGGAACCGTCGGCGCCTAACGAGACATTGTTCTTCCAGATGCGCGTATGATCGAAAGCCCAGCCTGCGATACGGTTGTAGACCTCCTTACTGCCGCTGCGGGCGTAGCTCGTCGAAAGGCAGAAGTATTCCAATCCTTCCCAGCCCATCATCTGCAATCCGATAAAGCCCGTCTTCACCGTAGTAGGCGTGGCAGCCACCTGTCCGAAGACGAAATGCCCGGCGTTGCCTATCTGTCTCCAAAGCATACTGATGCCCAGTGGTTTGTAAGACCCCTCATACCAATATCCCGACCCTACGGATGCCGATCGGATCTGGATCGGCGTGGCACCGTACGTGCCCACACTACCCGCCGTAATGTTGTCCGCACCGATCGTCCAGCCACCGATCTTACCCCGCGAGAAAGTGAGCTCCAGACCGTTGATGTAGGAGGCGTTGACAATATTCGTCTTGATGCTCGCCGCATCGAGTTTGTCGGCCTTGATACTTCCCGCGGCGATACGGTCGGCCGAAAGGGTGCCGGTCTTGATGCTGCCCGCATCGATCGAAACGGCATTGACCTGCGCGGCCGTCAGCGTCCCGGTATAGATGCCGTTGGCGTCGAGCGTGGTCGTGTATCCTTCCGAGGCCGTGACATCGAAAACCGTGGCGTAGGCCGTATACCAGACAAGCGGTGCCGCTGCCGTAGGCTCCGCGCCACCCGTCAGCGCAAAATGGTTCAGTGTCCTGAACGGCTCTGCAGTTCCGCAGACGATCTTGCAGACGTACTCTTCCCATTTGCCCGTTCCTACATTTGATGTAAGCCATCGGGTCGTACCTCCCGTACCGTACGCATTGTGGTAGTTCTGCAGGGCGCGGCCTATAGGAATCTGCGCGATAAGCCGCACGATAAAGACTGCATTCGCACGGCTCGGCGTGCCGAACAGAAAGCCGCCGGCACGCTTGTCCGTAGAATTATTCCACCCTGTAGCGGTATATTTGAGGGCATAGCCAGTAGAGTTAGGACAACCCGTCACTTGCTCGATCGTTCGAGTGGTATTGCCCAAATAATTACTCGTCCCGTTGTAATGGACACTTCCTTTGAGAAAAAATTCCGGCACGCGGTAGAGCATTTTCCCGAAAGCCATGGCACGGGCCAGCTCCTTGGCTGCCTCGGCCTTCGAGGTGGCATCCGCCGCCGCGGCACTTACCGCCTCGTTTTTCTTCGTATCGGCATACGTCTTGGCCGAGGCCAGTGCGGCGTTCGCGGCGCTGGTCCACTGGAGCGACACGGAAGCCCCGAACGTCACATTGCCGTACGTGTCCCATGCGATATTGCCCGAGGCGAGGCGTCCCGAGCCGTCATTGCCCAGTTTCCACTTCGTAGCGCCTGCGATCGAGCCGTCCGCTCCCAGCGAGACGTTGTTCTTCCAGATGCGCGAGGCTTCGATGTGCCATCCGGCGATTTCGTTCATGGAGCCCAGCGCGGCGACACGGACGCCGGAAGCATCCGACGCCCACAGGCCGAAGTCGTTGTCCGAATTGTAGTAGATCTGCACGCGGTGTCCTGCCGTGGAACTTCCGCCCGCACCGTAGACCGCGACGCGCCGGTTGCCGCTGTCGAGCAGGATATGGCTGCTCGCAAGCGTCGAAGCCCCGATCGTCCAGCCGCCGATTCTGCCTTTCTGGAAGTTCAGCGCAAGGCCCTCGATATAGGACGTATTGATGATGTCCGCCCGAATGCTTGACGCATCGAGCTTCCCGGCCGTAATGCTCCCGGCCGCGATACGGTCGGCCGAAAGCGTTCCGGTCTTGATACTGCCTGCATCGATCGACACGGCATTGACTTGCGAGGCCGTAAGCGTCCCGGTATAGATGCCCGTCGAAGAGATGTAGGTCAGCCGCGGGTACGACTCGCCGCCGAGGGCCGTCGTGATCGCGCCGACAGGTGCGCTCCAGTTCAGGGAGACTTCCTCCGCGAAAGTCACTTTCCCTGCGGCATCCCACGCGATCCGGCCGCCCGCCACGGCTCCGGCGCCCGACGCCTCCAGACGCCACTGATAACCCCGGATGCCGTTCGAGGAGAGCGTCACGGCGCCCGGGCCTGCCGTATAGCCGCCTACGGCATTGCATTTCGTACCGCGGAAGATCGCCTCCGAATCGATCGTCCAGCCGCCGATCGTGCCGCGCTCCACGTCGAGCGTCAGGGCCTCGATGTTCTCGGCCGTCAGCAGCCGGGCCTTCAGCGTATCCACATCGAGGTGCTCCGCAGCGATGACCCCGGCCGTGATCTGGGCCGCATCGATCGTGACGGCCCGCACCGTATCGGCCGAGAGCGTACCCGTAAAGACCCCATTGGCGTCGATATAGGTCGCCCCGGCCCACTGCATCGAGACGGCTTTGCCGAACGAGATCTTGCCCGTTCCGGCATCGTAGCGGATAGACTCCTCCCCGCGGCCGATGATGACACTTCCCGTCGTATCTATGGCGAATGTTTTCTGTCCGCCGTGAAAACCGTACAGCCCGTCGATCATCTCGCTCTGAAACTCTCCGGCCTCATTGCGCGAAAGCAGCTCGTAGCGACCCAGCGCAACGCCTGTGACCGTGCCGTCGCTGTTTTTTACTCCGGCGAAGATCTTCGGCGTAATGACGCTGCTCCCGTCGATGACGGTCTTCCCGCTGTCCCAATCAGCAACCCAGTCCGGAAGGATGGCCGCGCCATCCTTGCCGGGCTCTCCTTTCTCGCCTTTGAGGTTCTCGCGCGCCTCCTCGCTCAGGTCTTCCCAGCGGATCATGAAGTCCTGAAGCGCGATCGTATCTGTCGTCCAGCGGAAACGGCCCGCAGCGAAGTGCCCCGTACCGTCGGGGTTGATGACAAAGGAATCGTCGCCCGCACGGATCGCGCCGTCGTCGTCGAGCCGCAGCAGCGGATGCTGGATCGTGCCGCCGATACCGCCGCGCGCGAACCACGCGCCGTACTCGTCCGTCTCGCGCAGCACTCCGTCCGTAGGCTGGTAAGGCGTGGGTCGCGTGCCCGGCTCCAGTTGGGGCGCCGCGAGATCGAAAATAACTCCTTTGGTGAAGGTGATCGCCATTTTCGATCCCTGTATGCGCTGTACCCGGAACGTATAATAAAAGCGCTGCCACTGTGCAGTAAGCGCGACGCTGACGGACGGACGGCGTCCGTGCCCCACTGTCAGCTTGTGGGGCGAACCCGTCCGGGCCCAGAACGAAAAGCAGTACCACTGCCCGTCGTGCGCCTTCGACCACTCCTCGCTCTGGATTTCCAGAATCGCCGTGCCGGAAGAGACCCGGCAATAGCCGCCGATCCCTGTCGGAGCGCCGGAAGCGATCCATGTCGCCTTGGGGATAAATTGCGGCTGCAGGCTGTTGAGCACGCAGTTGCGGTGGATGCGCCCCACGTAGAAGGTCGAGGCGAAGCCCCGTTCGTCGGCCGCCGTGAGCGTTCCGGCGATGTGCACGTCGCCCGAAGCGTAGAGGTTGCGGAAGTAGGCCCCGTAGCCGTCGAGCCGTCCGAAGACGGGATCGACGACGCCCCGGATCCTGCCCACACGCCCCTTGGTCGCCCGGCCGAAGGAGGCGATGTCCTCCAGCCGTACGAGGTTGAGCTCCGCGATCTCGAACCACTGGCCCTCCGAAAGAGAGGCCGTAAGGTCTATCGAAAGCGCCCGCCGGTATATGGACGGATAGTCGGCCGTGAAGACGGCCAGAAAGTATGTCCACTCCGTACCTGCCGAAACCGTATCGGCGTAGTCCAGTTGCGTACCTCCCGTATAGCCGAACGTCACCGGAATATCCTGCAACGGAGCCGAAGCACGGACTTTGAACGAGAGAAGCAGCCGGTGGGAACTTTCCACGGTCTGTTCCAAGGTAATCTTCAGCCCGAAGGCGTCCGTACCCTCGTATGCGGTGCGCGTAAGACGGTAAATGCGAGAGACGCCCTCTTCGCTGTCCGCATAGCTCTCGTCGAGGTACTCCGCACCCTGCCGGGCGTAACGGCTGCCGTCGGGAGATTCGGGATAGCCGCCGCCCGTCTCGGGCCACAGCAGGGCGAAGTCGCGGGCAAGGCCGTCGATCACGTCCATATAGGGAGCCTCGGCGTCGGCGGCCGTGAGATAGAGGGCCCCGCTGCGCTCCGTATCGAAGAGGTTCGTGATACGCGCGAAGTCGAGCAGCTCGTCCGCACGGGGTTCGTCCCCCTCGACAAGGGCTCCTGTGAAATACGGAACCTCGGTCTCCCCGACGGTCTCGGTGCCGGTATCGAGCACCACCATCAGCGAATAGACCGTGCGCGGGGCGTCGCAGTATTCACGTCGCACGACGTCCCCGGCCTTGAGGCCCTGCACCTTTTTCGAGTGCGGGTCCGTGCGGATCTTGTATATCGGATAATCGACCTTTGCCATTCTCAGTGTATTCTTTCGACCGTGTCGCCACGGAAGCTGTGGCTGATCCACAGCGCCCCGGGGACGACCTCCGTGCGTTGTATTTCCAGTTCGTAGACGCGCATCCGCTTGCGGACGGTCACTTCGTCGAACGTCGCCCGGGTGCTGCCCGTCGTGCGGTTGCGCTGTACGGCCCAGCCCTCGCCGGCGAGTCCCGGCGTAAAGCGCTCGCTCGTCACATCGCCCGTCATATAGGCGTTTCCGTAGTGCATGATCCCGTCCTTTGCGGCCGAGAGGAAGAGCCCGTCGGATAAGTATAGGACGCCGTCCGCAAGGCGGGTGGCGGAACCGGCGATTTCGAAAGAAGCCACAGAGCGAACCGGCACGTCGAACAGCACGGCCGCAGCGTCCGTCCCGATCGAGAGGACTCCCTTCGGAGCATCGTCCTCCGCAGTATCCGCTACGGAGAAAAGGTAGCGAAGGGTCATGGCGAGCGCTGTACGCTCCACCGTACCGCTGTCTGGCAGCGTGCGTTCGAAGCATCCGTGGAGCGCGACGCCTCCGTCCTTTTCGCAGAGGTACGGCCCCGCATCCGAGCCGAAGCGCAGCCGCCGATGGATCACGATGCCCTCGTCTGCGGAATCCGTCCGGTAGCTTGAAAGCAGCATCTCGCCGAAGTCGTGGCGCACGGTAAGCGACGCGGGAAACGAGGCCGCGCCGTGCGGCGAGAGGAGCATGTAGCTGTCGTCCGTATCCATCAGCCCCGAGAGCAGGCGGATGCGGCCCGTCTGCCCGCCGCCCAAGAGCAGGTTGCCCCCGGCGCCCGAAAGCTGTACCTCTCTTTCCGATACGCGATTCAGTACCGTAGCTCCGCCCATGCGGATACCGTACCCTTCGCCGAAGGAGAGGTGGCACGAGGCCGCGAGCTCATCCTCGCGCAACAGCGCCATCCGCCGTCCCTCGATACCCAGCTCCGCGCCGTGCAGCGCCCGGAGCGTGCCTGATAATTCGACGACACCAGCAACGGACAACGCGCCTGCGACCCTTGCGTCGCGCATCGTCCAGTCCGCATCGTCGCGGTTGGCGTTGCCGCCATGAAAGACCGCGTGCCCGCCGACCGCGATACCGTCCGGAGCGATCCGCACGCCGCTGTCCTCCGCTCCCACAAGGATCGAAGCCTGCGATGTGAGAGCCGTATCGCCCAGATCGAATGCTGCAGCCGAGACCGTGACACGTCCATCCTCCGGATCATAAGCGATCACCCGTTTTCCGGAAAGGAGGATGCCGCCCCGCACGTCGATATCTTCCGGGAAGCGCACGCCGGCCCCATCCTCACGGGCGTAAGCCGCCATCAGGGTACGGTTCCCCGCACCCGCCTCGAACCCGTAGTGGGCCCGCAGCAGGCCCGACATATCCCCGCCGCTCTTTCGCAGGTACTCCATGAGGACGCCGCCCTCGCTGCCGCCGTCTCCGCCTACGGCTCCCGCAATGGCCGCAGCGAAGCCGTAGGCCGTATTGTGCAGGCGGGTCGATGTCGCGTCCCCTTCCTCCACGCCCCACGGATGCTCGTCATCCTTGCGATCTTGGGCGTTTAAGAACCGGTTGTAAAGTTCCGTATAGATGCTGTGGCAGAGGCTCCCCGGCGTAAGGGAGCCGATGGCGGGGTCTTTCTCGACGCTCATTTCGTAAAGGAAGTTTGGGAGAGGAAATTCTGTATCTTGGAGATCAGCGGCGCGAAGTTAGGGGCATTCACCGCCGGCATCGTACCCATCAGCGTAGGGGTCATAATTTTCGTGCATTCGGTAATAAATTCCATCATGAGCTGCGCGAGCTGCCGGCCGAGGACCATGGGTTCGGTGGCATCCTCGGCCCCGAGGGTGATCTTCTCTCCCGTGACGGTCACGGCCTGCTCGCCGACCTTCGTTTCGGCCTTGTCAGCCGAAAGGTTGAACTCGCCCCGGTCGGCTTTCAGGGCGATCGTCTCGGCATCCTGTGTGAGGGCCGTTTCCTTGCCGGCATCGCTTTTGACCTTCGAGGCGATCCCCTCGGACGTATAGTGTGTCGAGGCTTCGTTGCCCGTAGGTTCCAGTTCGTCATAGTCGGGCGTCGAGTCGCTCGACGTATCCAGTTGCTCGGTCTCACGGACGCCCACCGTGACCGTCGTGTGGGCGCTGAGCTGGATCAGATCCGCATGCGAGAAGTTCACGACGTACATCGCGCGCGTGGCGGCGTCCGAGACGATCGTAACGTCCGAGAGCAGTGTCGGGACGATGAGAAAGCCGCCGCTGTTGTCCTGCGTGCCGGCCAGCAGTACGCCTTTGTGGATGATCGGCTCCGTGGAGGCCGTCTCGTCGGGGTATTCGCCCACGTCGATCGTGCCGCCGTACCGGGCGAACTCCGCATCCGCGGGGTCGTCATGGATCTTGGCCACGTAGCCGTGGATCAGGCGTGCCGTACCTACGCCGCCCGTACCCCCGGGCGACATGTCCACACGGTCGATGCTCCGCCCCAGAGCGATGCGGCGGATCGCTTCGCGGATCAGGTGCTGGCTGCCGGAGCTATTGAGGGTTTTATTTTCCGTTTCCATTCCTTACAGGTATTTAGTAAGAAATAGGAGGAATCGGAGCGGAGCGGTGAATCCGCTTATGAAAAGAGCCGGAAGGGATTTTGCGTCGAGTTGATGCAACGACAGATCATCCGTTTAGGCTATTACTGGAAACGGCGTATGCCGATCAACCGACGAATTCCTGAGTTAAATTACTTTTAGATATATTGGTTTGCCCGAATTTTGCGTTATCTTTGTAATAAGAGAAATGGAGGAAACTATGAATCAGATCATCATAACCCCGAAATCCGAACAGGAGCATTCGTTCGTGATGGAGATGCTCAAGCGGATGAAGATCAAGGCCACGTCCATAGAGGAGAAGCCTTTGCGCCGTATGACGGTCGAAGAGTATCGTGCGATGGCAGAGAGAGCTATTGCTGATGCGGAGGCGGGCCGCACGATATCGCAATCCGAAATGGAAAAACGCGTTGCATCGTGGCGGTAATCGTCGAATGGTCGGAGCAGGCCGCTTCGAGTTTGGAGGAGATCTTTGGCTACCACAAAGAGGTGGCCGGGTTGAGAGTTGCGCGAAAGATCGCAACGAAAATTACGCAGCGCACACAAATTCTTTCGGACAATCCCCTTATCGGACAGCGGGAAGAATTACTGAAAGACTTATCGGTCGAGTTCAGGTATCTTGTCGAGGGGAACTATAAAATTCTCTATTATACACTGCCGGAAAAGGTCGTCATTTCTCTTGTTTTCGATTGTCGTCAGAACCCTGAAAAGATGCGGGATATAAAATAACGACTATATCGTGGTTCTTATCACAAATAGAACGTGCAAACTATTGCACGTTTTTTTATGCTTGGGAATTTACATAAGAGCGACACCTCCGGCAATAAAATGAAATTTGTCGACAAATTTATTGGAGTGTTGAAACGGATTAAAAACAGCCTGTTTCCGCTATGTTATGCCCCTTTCTTCCTATCCCCATAAGTTTCCTTCCTGCCCCGTATTTTGTATGGTAAGGTCAACCTTTGGCGGTACCCGCCCGTTCCGAATGTCGTCGTGACCTCTTCGACTAAATAGACTCCGTTCTTCGAAGGATTGCGCTCGTCGATAAGCTCTACCTGACAGGCGGGTGCGAGGGCGTGGTCGCCGAAGATCGTCAGGTGGCCCGTGATGCCGTTCAGGTTGTATCCACGGAAGTATTCGATGGCCTCCTCGACGAGTTTATCGGAGGTAATACGCATATTGGTCGAAGTGTACGGCACGACCGTATAGCTCGAAAGATCGACCTTCGTGCGCGTCGCGGCCCCTGCGGCCGTAGTGTTGCCCGTGAGCTTGTGCGTCTTCTTCGAAATCTGCGTGGCGTTGACCGTCTGGAACTCCTTGCTCTGGGGGTTCGAGGGGTCGTAGTCGGGATTCAGGCGCACGGTCACCTCGAAGAATTTCTCGTCCGTACCCAGCGCCTTGGCCTGCACGGCCAGAAAGCGCGGGTCGGTACGCAGCACCTTCAGGTCGTTGCTCGCCACATGCCGGTCGAAGCGGATCGGGAACGGCGCCGGGTCGTCGTTCGGAAACTGCGGCTGGCTGGCCGAAGAGGAGTACGGACGTCCCACGGCGATCGTCGGCATCGCATCTTCCGAGGCGCTGTCGTACTTCAAAAAGCAGTAGACGCGGTAGCGGCTCCATGAGTTCAGCACGTCGGCCACGGTAAAGTTGTCCGTAACCTTGATCTTGCCGATCTCGATGTCGAAGCGGCGGGTCTGGCTGTGGAGCGTAAAGCCCGTGTCTTTCAGCAGGCCGTACTTGTCTCCCAGCACGTCGTTTACCTTCGTGCCTTCCACGGGCGTCTCGAACTTGGGCGCCGTCTTGAGTTTGAGCTTGTAGGCCAAATTCTCGCACTCGATTTCGAACCGGCTGTCGGAGTTGTAGGCCGTGATATAGCCGTCGAACATGTTCTTGAGCGCCCCGTTGTATCCTAACTTGATATTGATGCGCTGACCGACCTTGAAAGTCTTGTCGTCGAGGGCCGCCTGCCCGGTACGCTTCTCAACGAGCACGCCGTCCTGCATGATCTCCGTCGTCAGGCGCGAGGCGTCCACGCCCTCGGCCGTCACAGAGCCGATGATCGTGCTTTTATAGACCGTGCCCTTGGGGAAGGTCAGCTTGGCCGTGCCGATGAGCTCCTTGTAAGATTCGGTAATCTGGATCTCCTGCACCTCCGTAAGCTCGATGCCGTTGCGGATGACAATGGGGTTCGACGGGTCGGCGTCGCCGATGGTGATGCGGCATGAGAGTATGTCCAAACCGTTCAGAGCCATAGGCGGCTGATTTTAAGCAGGGAGGCCGGATCCACGACGTCCGTGCCCATTTTGACCCACTTGATCCACTTGTTCGTATGCTTGATCGCTTCGTCCAGACGTTCCTGCTCGGCGGTCTTGACCTCGATGGCCTCCGAAGGCTCCACGGCCACGCACTGCATCTGGTAGGGCTGCACATTGCGGCAGTCGGAAGTCCCGAGCGTATAGCCCAGCACGATAAGCTGCGTAATCTTGAACTGCCGCAGGATCGTGTTGCTGCAGTCAATGATTCCTTTGTGCCGCATGAGCTTGAGGAATTTCGACACCTCGGCTTCGGGATAGACGTCCGGGTACTTGCTCGTGATGCGGCCGCTGATCGCGATCTCGTAGTCGCCGCCCGAGACGTACTCCTTGCGCGAATAGTCGCGTCCCTGCACGGTCGTCAGCACCACATTGTTCTTGCTCGACACCTGCACATGGGGTCCGAGATCCACGAACTCCACGCGTGCGGCGCCTTTCCCCGCCGCGCCGTCGCCGACCGTGGCGCCCAACTCGAGATAGTCGGTCACGATGTTACCCACGATCGTGTCGGTATAGTTCTTCTGCCGCGCCACGGCCTGCTGGTTCTCGATCAGCCGGTAATACTGGCCCGTCTTGTTGGCAAGGCTTGTCTGCGACTGCGTTTCGAGGTATTTGTTGCGTACCTGCTGCTCCCAGTATTTCAGATAGCGGGGATATGAACGCAGCGCTCCGTAGGCCGCCTGATGCGCCGTCTGGACCAAGCCCCGTCCCAGCAGGTTCACGTCCTTGCCCAGATAGTGCACCGTGCCGTCCTGCAGGTGCGCCAGCCCCATGCCCAGCGCACGGCGGGCCGCATCCGAGATGTAGCCGCCGAGCGTATAATGGTTGATGAGCCCGCCCGAGAGGAGGGTCGAAATCCCTATGTTCAGCAATCTTCCCATACCGTTATGCTCCGTTCCATGAGGCGTCGAAGTCGTGGACCACATCGACGAGGGCCTGCGCCATCTGCTCTTTGAGATTTTGAATCCGGGGATGGCTGCCGTCCTCGCTTTCGAGCAGTTCGACGGTCTCGATGCTCAGAAGATTAGTGATGTTTACGATAACCTGTTTGGGCGCGGCCGAAGATAACTTGCCCGTGCCGGAGTAGTTGCCCCCGGCGCCTCCGTCGTCGGCCCCGAGACCCGTTACCGAAATACCGGGGGCGTTCCACGGAGTCTCGTCCACGCTCATCGGCTCGTTGGAATACATGTAGGCCGGAATACCCGCCCGCTTGAAGATGTTCTCGGCGATCTCGCCGCTCTGGTACGTGTCGCGCATGGCCCCGAGCACCGTGACCAGCTTGTCGTGTACGATGCGGAAGTTCTTCAGATGCTCTTTCTTCTGCTCCTCGGTGGCATTCTTAGGCAGGGGCGCCTGCTCCCAGAGGCCGCGCTTGTCGTTGAAGCGGAAGCCGCGGTCGATCATCTCGGAAAAAGCGAAGCCCGTGGCCGCGATACCGGACTGGGCATTTACCTGACTCTCCATCAGGTACCGGTATTCGCGGGCCGCGACGAGCGCCTCGGGGATCAGCTTCTCATTGATGCGGTTCTGGTACTCCCATGTCTGCGTGGCTTCCAGATCGGTGATATCCTTCAGTCCGCGCCGAAACGTCCGTGCCGTGTCGCTGTAATGGCTGTAGAGCGTCCGGTCCACCTTCGAGAAGTCGTAGCCGAGGACCGTGGGGATGGCGTCGATATAAGCCTGAATCTCGGTCTGCGTGGTCAGCTTGCCCAGCTCGGCATAGACGCTCTTGATGCGCTTGGCCCCGTCTTTGTCCGCTTGGGCGATGATGGCCCGCGTCAGGTCGTCCCGGTAAGCGTCCCCGAACGTATAGGCCGGCAGCGTGTAGGTGTAACCCCCGTATGTGCTGCCGCCCGAAGGCAGGTGGTTAAAAAGGGCCCGGAACCAGTTGCCCGTCCATGCCCCGATCTTGAGGCCCGTGGTCTCCTGCAGGCTCTTGCCTGCGGTAAGGTCGTCCACGGCGCCCTTGGCGCTCACGGCCGCCGAGTAGGTCTTGCGCAGCGAATCGTAGAGGGCGTCCACCGAGGGGTAGTTGTACTTGCGCTCTTCCTGCAGCTCTGCGAAAGCCGCCTCCGTAGCCTCCTTGACCTGCCACGCCTTGTAGGCCACCCAACCCAGCGCTCCGACCAGCACACCCACGGCGCCCGCCGCAGCGACGGCTCCCGAACCCAGTGCGCCGAGGGCCGCGCCTGCCCCGACGATTCCGCGCCCCGTAGCCACCTGCGAGGCGAAGATTCCCGAAGCGGTGCGGCGCAGGCCCAATCCCGTGAGCGAGCGCTGTACCCCGGCGCCTGCGAGGGCCGAGGTCAGGGCCCCGCGGCCTCCCGAGACGCCCGCCTGGCGCAACGCACCGACCAGATTGCGCTTGTCGGCGAAGGTCATGCGTCCCAGTCGTCCGCTCCCGCCCAGTCCTGTGAGTGACGAGAGGAGCTCCACACCCGTTGCGGCGGCTTTCTGCTTGCCCAGCAGCCCGAAGGCCACGGCGAGGTTCGTGACGGCGCCAGCGAGTCTGAAAAGGCGCGTGGCGGCGAAACCCGTAAAGAGCACCGGCTCTATCCAGCGGTAGTTGTTTCCCACCCACGCCGCGATCTTCCCGAAGAGCGCGAACAGGTCAAGCAGCGCCGAGGAGATCGAGGCGAGACCCTTGGCGAACCGCTCCGTATCGATCGAGGCCGTGAGCTTGCGCAGCGTACGCCGGATCTTCGGCTCCATGATCTCGTAGCCGCGCATGAACATCTCCGAGAAGGTAGAGGTAAACTGGTACCACAGGCCCTTCGTCGTCTCCTGCTTGACCTTGGCCAGCTGCGCCGAGATGCCCTGCGAGGTACGGTTGTGGGCCGTGAGTTCCCTGAGCTGTTCGTAGTTTTGCAGGAACATCATCGCCGCGTTGCCGCCGATACGGCCGAAGATCTTGTGCATATCGCCCAGCGTGGCGCCTTTCTCGTTAAGTTCCTCGAAGATGTCGGCCAGCGGACGGATCTTCTCCAGCGTCTTGCCGTAGACGTCGACCTTGTGCGTGAACTTCACGCCCAGCCGTTCGAGGATGTCGCGCGCCTCCTTGGGCTGGTAGGCAAGGCGCGTGGCCATGGCACGCAGCGACGTGCCGGCCATCGTGCCCTTGACGCCCATATTGCCCAGCATGCCGACGGCCGCCGAGGATTCCGTGAAGTCGATGCCCGCCATCCGCAGGTAGCCCGCAGCCATCTTGAACGCCTCGGCCGTCTCGATGACATTGACGTTCGAGCGCGAGATCGTCGAGGAGATGATATCGGCGACGACCGGCATACTCTTCGAGTCGATGTCGTAGCCGGCCATGATGTTCGTCACCAGATCCGCAACCTGATCCAACGCATTGTCGCCGATAAGCGCGAGGTTCGTGATAGGCCGTATCGAGGAGTTGATCTGCTCGATGCCCTGCCCGGCCATGGCGAGGTACTTCACGGCGCCGCCCACCTCTACGGCCGTGAACTTCGTCTCGATACCCACCTGACGGACACCCCGGGCCATGGCTGCGAAGCGCTTCTCGAAAGTCGAAAGCTCGCCGTCGGCCACGCGCAGGATACTGCGTGCCGACTCCATCGTGTTGGCGTACTCCACGGCTTCGACGAGCTGCGAGCGCATCGTATCGTAGAGCATATAGCCGTTGAGCATATAAGCGAAAGGCAACGCTCCGCGCAACGACGGCGGACGCGAATATTGCAGGCGGTTGATCGCGGCACGCTGGCGGCTGTTCTGTGCGGTGCGATAGAGCGCGTCGGTGCGCATGACCCCACGCACGGCATCGACGTTGCGCTGCCGCAGGGCCTTGGCGGCGGCTTTCTCGGCCCTCTCCTGCTCGGTGCGGAGCCTTTTTGCGGCAGCCGCGGCCTCTTTCTCCGCAGGCGGAGTCACGGCGCTCTTCGGCAGTATGGCAACGAGCCGCTGCTGCACATGCGGCGGAAGCACGAAGGCCGTCCGTGCCGGCTGCGGCGTGCGCCCTTTGGGCGGAACCCTCAGCGGCATGGTCGCCCCAGCGGCCGTGCGGACCTGTCCCAAGAGGGAGAGGATCTCCTCCAGACGCGCTTTCGCGGCATCGGTCTTGATGGTGAGCTCACGCTCCCGTGTCAGGCGCGTGAGCGAAGCGTTGATCTTGCCCAGCGAGCGCGTGAGGCTCGTCTGCGTCGTACCTGTCGTCTTCGTAAGACTGCGGAAGATGCCCTCCGACTGTTCGATGATCTGCTTGGCGTTCCGCTTCACCGTACGGCTGTCGAACGCCTTGCCGGGGTTTACGACGAGATGAATGCCTTTGGCCTTGGCCTCGATCGTCTCCAGCGCCGTGAGGATGCGTCCGAGCTTCCCCTCGCCGCTTTTCGTATCGATGTTGAACTTGACCTCGTAGCGGCGCCCTTTGCCCGAGGCATCGGCCTTGAACTTGCTGTCGAGGAGCCGCAGGGCATCCTTGACGTTCCCTACGGCTCCCGAGAGGTCCTTGAACTTCGAGAGGGACTCCACGGCCCGCGTGAAGTTATTCAGGTTCTGCGTGGCGACAGTGGACTCTACCTCGATGTTGTATTTGACGTTATAGGTCTGGTCGGACATGGGCGCGGTTGTGTTCTCATAAGAATAGGGCCGCGCGGGACGGAGTGATTACGTCGCCGTAAAAGACGAAAAAGCCTGCACCCGAGAGGGTGCAGGCGCATCTGCAAGTCAAGCTTTCGTGGGAGTGAAAAAGGCCCGCGCGGAGTTGTGGACCATAAACTGTTCGTGCAGCCAGAGAGCCTCTTCGGAGAGCTGCGCGAACTCCTCGTCCGTGATCCTTTCGAGGTCTACGCCGGGGAAGTAGTGGCGGATATACAAAAGCCGCTGACGGATCCGCTGTCCGTCTTTCACTACCGCCCCGTCGATCAGTTTACCAGCGTCGTCTGGCGGGTCTGGATGATCTCCGCGAGCTGGCCCATCAACCCGAAGAGGAACAGCGAGTCGTTGTCCACCAGATCGCGGTCGCCCTCCAGAAAACAGTCCTTGGCAAGCGTCCGCATGGCCGTCACCTCGTCCTTTTTGGAGGCGGCCATGAACTTCGAGAACTGTGGGAACGTAGGCTCGGCCATATAGGCCACGTAGATCTCCTTCTCGCCGCAATCCGTATCCCCGAAGACCACCATCGGGTAGACCTTACGGAGTTTCTTCTCGGCTTTGAGCGCCGCAGCCCGTTCGCGGATCTCGGACTCCTGTTTGAGTGTCAGATTTCTTTCTTCCATGATACTATGAGTTTTGTACATGGAAGGATAGAGACAACGGCGGGGAATGTTTACATGCGGCGACAAAAATGTCGCTTTTTACAGGGTGGGGTAAACATTTTGCGATTCTACTTGTAACGCATATCGATTCGCTCCTGCAAGGCAGGAGAAGTCTTAAAACGTACCGACTTGCCAGCCGGAATGAGAATATGCTCACGTCGATACGGATCGTAAGCCATCCGTTCGCAATGGTCGCGCAAACAGAACGAGCCTAATGAGGATATGGTGACTTTCTGACCATCGAGAATCGAGGCTGTTATACAATCAAACAGAGCATTGACGATCGGAGCTACTTCACGCATCGGTCGTTCTAACATTTTGGAAACTTGGCGGGTCAGCACATATTTATTCAT